TTCGTATTCGTTCCGGCGCAGGAAGAGTGCAATCAGATCGTGGCGTGCTATGGCGTATTTATGGATTTCGGCAACGCTGCGGGCTGCGGCTATCCGTTTCGCTGTGTCCAGATCAAGGGTGTATGAGATCCAGTCTTTTTCCCCTGGGCGGTGAACGCGGAAGCAATGCACCGTCTTGGGCAGGGCATGGCGAAAGAAGCGTCTCTCCGTCGGCTTCATCAGGCAGGCATCACGGTGGGGGCGCGTGGACTTGAAAAGTTGTTTCCACAGGGATATCTCATAAAACCCCGTGTAGCTTACCCAGCAGGTTCCCAGCAGGAACCAATAGCTGTAGTCATCCAATGCGTCTCCGATCTTGGCAAAATAGCGTATGGCCAAGGGTGAGCCCCACATATCGGCAATGTGGAAGGCGGCCCGGACGCCTTCGGGCGTCCGTCGGCATAGGGGAGAAATGTCATTCTGCAGGTGATCGTACCATTCGCGGCGCTGGATGCGGATGCCTTGCGGATTGTTTATCATCTCCATCCGTCACCCTTTCCGGCTTGGTATTTCCGCCCATTCGATTTTTGTCGCATTCGCCATATCTTCACCTCAAAATTGCAACACCTTGCATCCAGGGTCTTGCGCGCAGCCGTTCTTTCTTGATAGCTCGCCACCGAGCGACCTCCGGCCCAAATTCCACCAAAAGATGCTCAAGAACGACGGACACATCCGCCAGCTCTTCAGCAACTTCTTCGCGGGCGTTTTCGCGCCCCCGGCGGAAGTGGCTTATGGCTGCCATGGCCTCGGCAAGCTCTTCCTGCATCTGCAACATACGGTTTTCGAGGCCATAGTGACGTATGGCCTCGGTAGCCAGCAGCCTGTCTTCCGCCGGGATTCCGTCAACGAGGTAGTCGGGATTTCTAATCGTCGCCATAGCGCACCTGGGCATCCGCTTCCTTCATGGGCATGAGAAAGGCTGTGCGTTCGGGCATGCTGTCCAGCCAGATGCGGCAGGGAGTGCCGGGAGTGGGGCCCAGGTCGATCCATACCGCCCCTTGCTTGCATCGGCGCACCAATTCGTAGAGGTTTTTCAGGGGGAAACAGGTACGGCGTGTCTCACCATGTCGCACGGCAGGGAGCAGGACGCTGAAAGCGCTTCTCTCCGTATCCAAGAATACCCTGACGCCATCGGGGCAATCTTTCAGGCACACCCACTGATTCAGTTCGTAAGCATGGCTTACCGCCGCCATATACCCAAGAACGGCGCGCAGTGTCGGGCCTTCGAATGACCAGGCCGGTTTTTTTATTTCGCCTGCGCTGCGGAATATCGTGCCTAGGTCAATCCATTCGCCGCCTTCAATAAGCGGAATGGATGCCAGCCATGTTCCGCCGGAGATTTGCAGATTATTCCCGGCAAGGCCTGCCGCAACTTTCTCGCCATTCAGGTATCCATGGCTGCTGCACATGGAGGCGTAGCGTTTTGCTGATTCGGCATGGATGCTTATGCCGTGTTCGCCGACTATGTTTTCCGGCCGTTCAGCGGCCACGGGGTAGCATTGAAGCTCATGTCCGTTTGTGGCGCCAACGGTCAGGGCACTATCGCCGGTTGCCGTAAGCCGAAAGCCGCCCACAATTCTTTTGCTGATGCGCTCCTTGGCACACACGCTCGGCGAAACGATTTTCAGGGCTTGGATAAGCCCTTGGTTGTCAAGCGTGGACGTGTCTGCGGGCATGGCTGTGCGCTTTGCATTGACGGCGAAAAGCTCCGGGGCGCTCGTTGCTCGTGTGAAGAGGCCCTTCTTGATCGGGATGCCGGGCCCCACGGTCATGGACATGGTAAGTCTGAAAATCTCTGCGCAATCCCCCATGTCGTCATCGCCGGAAATGACGATATTGCCGCCGATGTTTGACAGAGCAGCAAGGATATCCTGATTGGACAGGGCAAACCATTTGAATTGGCCCTGAACCTCACATGACGGATAACAATATATTCGTATTCCATGCCCGCCATCGTGACTATGGATACACAGGCCGTCTGCTGTGCGTGTAAATACGGTCACATCCATTATCGAGTTATAAATGGGAGGAAGAGCAATGCGGATTGTTTTGACAATCGCCTTGAGTTCCTTTGCCTTCATGGTGATACGCATAAGGCCTCCAAATAAAAGATGCCCGCCGGACGTTTGCCCGGCGGGCTTGGGAAGAGGTAGGGGCCGTTCTGCTCCGCCCGGATACACGCACGGCAGTGGTTGGCAGCCTGCCGCGTTTCACCGGGTCGCCACGGCGAACAGCGCGTTTTCTCCCGTCCGCGTTCCCTTGCTGCCGATTGCAGCCGCTTCGGGCGGGCGGGAGAAATGTTTCATCGTCTCGCCTTGCGCCTGGCCTTGCGGCGGTTGGCGCGGTCGCGGCGGGAAGCATAACCGTGCGACAAACGCCATGTGGTGTCGCGTTTTTTGGAGATGGCGCCGGCAGGAATGTTCCCTGTGTCCTTGAGCAGGTGATTCGGAAAGGACGGCATCAGGCCAAAAAGGTCGAGGGGGCGAATATTGGGCATTGCGGTTCCTTACGTTATGCGTTTTTCGTGCGTTCAATCCAGTCGGAAACGAGCTTGACCTCGTTGGGCCAGGCGTCAGAGAGGCGCAGCAGCAGGAATTGTTCGTAAATGTCGTCCACGAACGTGATGCACTTCTCAATGAGGTATATCTTTTCCAGCAGCAGGGCGTCCGGGTCTTCGTCGCCGTCGCTCTTGTCCAGCTTGGGCGTCCGAAGGCTGTATAAGTTGGCGTCCTCGGCCTTCAGCGTGACCTGCCATGTGCCCTCCGCTTCGATGCGAAGCAAGGCGCGCGTCACCTTTTTCCCATCCGCAAGGCCTGTGTATGCCTCCCTCATGGAAGCCAACGGGCCGGAAACGGATGTCGTTTCGCGGGCGCCACCCTTGCCGCCCTCCACGACGATGCGCTGCTCCATAGAAACGGCAAAGGGTGCGCCCTGCCTGTCGGCAAACGCGCCGGGGGCGGTGTCGCTGCGGTACCAGAGCCATGTCAGGAAGTCCGCTCCCAGCAGGCTATCCATGTCCTTTGAGACGTCAGAGGGATGTCCGTCGGCGAATACTGCCGGTTCAATGCCCGCCAAAGCCTCTTCCTTGTCGGGAAAGGCCTCTACGGCCAGGCTGTGCGGCGTGACCTGCTCCAAATGCAGGCCGAATGTGTTGGTGAAGAGCTGGCAGAACAGATCGATTTTGCCGACAGCGGCGGTATTGAGGAGAATCGTCCCGGCCTTCACGTCCCAGACGGCCTGATAAAATTCGGGAACGGGCAACACCCGCGCGCGCAGGCGCAGGGTGACTTGCTCCTTGATCTCCCTTTTGCGCTCACGGGAAATGAAATTCTTGCCCTGTTCGCTCATGCGGCGTTTCTCTTCTTCCAAGGCAAGGCGAAAGGCTTTTTTCAGGACGGCGCCGGGGATCCGTCGGCTGTCAATGCGGAAACCGAGGGCAATGTACTCCGCCTTTTCCGGCGGAGAGTTCTGCCATGTCGTGTCCAGCATGTCGTCGAAATTCGTCCATCCGAAGGCCTGCTTTTCGGGAACATCGTCGATGGAGCGGAAGACGAATTGAAGCAGTTTTCCCCGAAGAGAGTCCCAGAAAGCCTGCGGAATGCCGTCTTCGTTGATGCGAAAGCGCGTCAGGCTGTTCGAGCCTGAAAGAAAGCTCGCCATAATGTTCTCTCCCTGTAAAAGTGAGGGGCGGATTGCTCCGCCCCGTTACCTCTCAAGATACATTTCCCGCACAAACCGCGAGGGCGTTTCGCCGGGTTTTTTCTGCGGCCTGACCGCCAGCATGAGGCAGTCCCGCGCACGGGTGACGGCCACATACATGAGGCGCCGCTCATCCTCGATGCCCGCGTCTCCATTGCGGACTGCCTGGGCGCTGGGCATGACGCCCTCGTTGCACCCGGCAACGATGACAACGGGAAACTCCAGCCCCTTGGAGGCATGGCAGGTCATAAGCTGCACGGCGGGCGTGTCCGCTCCCGCCTGAACTTCGTCCTGCACGTCGGCCAGGGCCAGCCAGTCCAGATATTCCGCCAGCGTTCCGTCCGGGCTGGCGGCGGCGTATTCGCGCAGCCAAGCGAAGAACGCACCGGCATCGCCGTCGGCTGGGTCGAACTGGTAATGGCAGGTCACAAACCAGCCCAGTGCGGCAGCCACGGTTCCGTTCGCTGTGGGCAATGCGTCCTGTTCTGCGGCAGGCAGTCCGGCGCGGTACACCTCCATGCAGGCCATATCCCGTTCAGCCGCGCTTACCCGTATGGCGGCGTATTGCTTGGCGTCCAGACCGAACCCTTTATGCGCCAACAGGAAGGCCGTTTCGTCATAGGGGTTCACGCAGCATTTCAGGGCCGCGTGAGCTTTCACAAAAAGCGGCGTGTGCAGTGCGGACGTGCTCTTGCCTATGCGGCGGTGCTCAACACCGCGGGCCGTGAGCTCCGCGCTCAACCTGTCCAGCATACGATTGTTCCGGCACAGCACTGTCGGCGGGCTTTGCCAGTCCTTGCCGGCAATAAATCCGGCAAGCCGTGCGCTGTCAGCCCCGTTCACAAGTTCGGGTGCGCGGTATCCAACGCCATCACGCCTGGCATCCATTTCCAGAACGCGATGGCTCACGTTGTGACGGATCAGCATGTTGGCCGCATCCACGATGCCGGGATTGCTGCGGTAGTTGGAGCGCAGTTCATAGACGGTGACACTGTGCCGGTCGATAAGGGACTGGACATGCCCCGGCACGGCCCCGCGGAAGGTGTAGATGGATTGCGAGATGTCGCCCACGGCGAAGAGGGTAGAGCCCTCGCTGTGAGCGAGCATGGCGTCCAGTGCTCGCCATTGCATGGGGTCAAGGTCTTGCACCTCGTCAACAAGGAAATGCCGCCAACTGGTGAACCGGCGCACCTTCCCGGCTTCGGCCAGAGCCACAAGGCCGTGTATCAGGCCGGAGTACGGCAGGGCGTTGAACCGCAGACAGGTCAACCGAAACAGCTTGAAAAGGCTGTCAAAGGGCGCTTCTGCCGCATCTTCGCCGAGCTCCCAGCGGGACATGGCCTTCTCCATCTCCCGCTTGCCGCACGTCCACCTGCCCTTGAGGTATATGCCGAGCTGTTCCCCGCAGTGTTTCAGCAGTACATCCACTTCCAGCGGCGTATAGACGGTCAGTGGGCCGTAGCGAAGCCCGATGTGTTCGCCGTATCTGCGCAGCAGGGACAGGCCGATGCCGTGGAACGTGTTGAGCGTCACCTTCCGCGCCTCGCGGCCAACGCGGGCCTCAAGCCGCCTGCGCATCTCGCCTGCAGCGGCGCGGGTGAACGTGGTGCATACGATGTCGTAGCCGCTTATGCCGCTCTCAATCAGGTGTGCCGCCTTCTCCACAAGGGTGCGGGTCTTGCCGCTGCCCGCGCCGGCCAGCACAAGAACGCGCTGCTCCGGGGCCAGCACTGCGGCACGTTGCTCTGCGTTCAGATCCTCAAGGCTCATGCTCCCCCCCTTTCCCTGGGAGCATCACGCGCCACGGTTGTGAGATTCCAGCCTTCGGGCGGACTGGCGACATCATGGCAGGTGCAGGCGATGATTTGCGCGCCGACGTTTGTGGCGGCCATCCGTTCAAGCAACGGGGCTATCTCCTTGCCAAGCTCCGCTGCCTCGATGAGGATGACCGGGTTTTTCGTGCCGGCGGGCAGCAGGGCATAACCAAGCGCGCTCTCAAACATGACGCGCTGGCCGCCAGACAGTCCACCGTAAGGGACAGCGTATGACGCGCCGCCGGGCTCCTCCCATGACAGACTCACATCCTTGCCCTCATCATCAATGCGGAACGCTGCCCTGCCGTAGGGCAGAACCTCCCCCATCTTGTCCGCAAGCGCGCCGGCCGTGGCCTGCATGGCTGTCGCCTTTTGTCCCTGCAGTTCAGCGAGCTCCGCCTTGGCCTTTTCCCGTTCTTCTTCCAATTCCAGCAGGGCGGCGCGGTCTTTTTCCAGTTGCGCCCGCAAACCGGCGGCCCGCTGGAACAGGCGTTCGTGCTCCCGCAGCGTTGTCAGCCGCGTCGAAAGGCCGGAGATGCGCTGGTCGAGCAATTCAAGGGTATCCATGTCATGCCTCGCTGGTATTTGCCCGAAGGTTGTGAATTTCGCGGCGCAGCACCATGCGGGCCGCGCAGCTTTCGCAACCGGCGCGCTTGAGGGCGGAAAGGACGCGTTCAAGCGCCGCTGCTGCGGGATTGTCATCAAGGGATGCGGCAGGGACGGCCGCAGCGGCTTGTGGAGGCCGTTCCGAAACACCGAACAGGGGCAGGCTTTGCGCCGGCGCGGGGTTGATCCCCTCCCGCGCTGTTGCCTCTCCGCCGTCCGTGACGGTTTCCGCCTTGCGCCGCACCGCATCTTCCATTTCGAGGCGCGTTGCCTCTCGCGTCCGCTCCTCGCGGGCCTGTATCAGCTCGCGTTCGAGCTTGGCGATCTCCGCCTGGGTGACGGGCAGGTTGCCCTCCGGCATTTCGAAATTGGCGACGGCCTCGGCCAAATTTTTCTCCGACTGCTGCCGCCCGCGCATTTCCGCGTCAATCTCCAGCAACCGGGCTTTGGCTTTGACAATGGCCGCGCTGATCTTGCGCAGGTCGCCCGAAGGCGGGAACAGTCGAAACAGCTCATCGATTTTCTTTGCGGCAGACAGCCGCAGGAATGCGGGCACGTCGGCAATCACGATGCCGGCGCGGTTCACCTCGCCGTCGAAGCTCTGCTTGGGCGTCGGCTCGCCGCAGCAGCGGTATGCGCACGTCACGCCCCCGTCCTTCTTGCGCTTGAAGATGCGCTCCAGCGTTGTCTCGCCGTCAATTTCGATGCCCACGGCCATTTCGGGGCCACTGGACACGGCGCAATAGATGTCCGCATTGCTCTTGGCCACGCCTGTTCCCCGCAACTCGCCCGTGACGGCCAGCGTCAGGGCCAGCGCCCGCGAGCTTTTTCCGCTGCCAACCGGCCCGGTGATCAGGCTCCGCCTGTCAAGGGCCTGGTCAAAATCCAGGCCCTTGAAACTCTTTGCCCAGATTCGCGTAATCATGCGCCCTCCTAAATGACCATGCGGTCAATGATGCGGTTGACGGCGGCGGCGTTGCCGGGGTTCACCTGATTATCCGTCAGATTGCACTGTTTCAGTGCCTTGTCGTATTCGACGGGAAATTCCTCGCGCGCCACCTGCAGGTTCTTCCACGCACCCATCTGTTCCTGCGTCCAGGCGGGTTCATCCGCAGGCCGTGTGCTGTCCGGCATTTCTTCGCCATCGGCGGTTGTGGCGTCGGGTTCGGTCTGCGCGGCCGCGGCCTGGGGGGGCTCCGGCAGGGCGTCCGCCTGCGGCTCATAGCGTCCGGGGTTGTCTTCTGGGTCGGTCATTTCGTCCAACTCGCCGCCGTTCACCTGATCCGTGCCGCGGGAGATGACAATGGGCTGATGCGCTTCGGGCAGTGCCACGGACTGCCCCTGCGTCAGGGCGTCAATGGTATCCGTGGCGCTGGCATAGCGGGCCATGTCAAAGCGTATCAGCCCGCCGTCCTGCGGCATCCAGCAGACAACAGGGACATCCCAATGACTGATGGGATTGTTCTCCGACTGGCCGGGCACGGCGGCAATGCCGAACAGGTGTTTGAGCGCGTTCCTTTGCGCAAAGGTCTGCGCGAACTCCATCGCCTTCTTCTTGCGGTTCAGGACGTTGGAAATAAACGTAATGGCCTCCTTGTGGCTGATCTTCATCCAGAGATTGATGGATTCGTCCAGCCTGTAGCAGGCCCATTCCTCGCGCTTCCCCGGCGGCTCCATGCCTGCGGGCAGCATTCTGAACACCTCCGCGTTCCGTCTGGCCTTGCCCACAAGATCGACCATCATGTAGGTTGCCGTGTCAAAGATGGTCGTGCGGTCGCTCACCGTCGGCGCACCCTGCTCGTTATAGCGGAACGCCACGGCGCGGCAGTACACCTCAACGATGGATCCGTCCTTGCCCCGGCGGACATAGGGATTCTGCTGCACCTCACCGTCAACGGTGACGGTGGGCGCGTTCATGCAGACCGCGCCGCTGGCGTGGGCCAGCATGGCATAGCCCGGCGCGGAGATGACATACGGCCCTTGGTACACCGGCTGCGTCAGACCGCCGTTGGCGGCGTCCAGATGAACGATGCGTTTGGTGGCCTTGATGGCTCGGCCGTCGCCGTCCCGCAGGACAAACGCCTCTCCCTCTCCCAGGGCGACCACGCTTTTCTTGTGTAGCGCGGCGAGATATTGGCCCAGCACCTGGGCGTCCTCCGGACAGGCCGCAGCAATGCGCTTGAACGCACTCTCGGCGTCTTCCTTCAACGACAGTCCGGCGCTTTCGCGGCGCCCCTGATTCTGGCTCATAACCACCTCTCCCCATTGGTTTACGCGGCAGCCTGCCGCGAGCGTTCAAATGCCAAAATGACTTCAGCCCATGACCAGCACCGCGTGACCACGGCCCTGCCGCCGGCAGTGCGGAAAACCGCCGTGATGGGCTTCCTGCGCCTCTTCCAGAGTGAAAAATCAATGACCTGTGCCATGTTCCACCTCATTTGGCTGGTTTTCGCGCAGTTCCGCATAGCGCAGGTCAATGGCGTCATCTCTCGCGCTCATGGCCTGTTCGTATGCACCCGGCGCTTCAATGGGGCATGGTGTGCGCAGCGACTTCCCACACTCCCCACGGCTGCCTTCAAACATGCAGCCCATGCCGAAACACATCACCGCCTCCTTTCCCGTACCGTCCTGCTTTGGGCGGGCCGCTTCTCGCAGCGGATCGTCACGTCTGTGAAAAGTCGGTTTTCCGCTGTGGCGAAAACCATGCGGAACCGTTCAGCCTGCGCCGCGGCGATACGCTCGCACTCGCGCATGGAGCGCACCGGGCGATGCCCTTGCGGGGACGCCGCCTCGCGTTCTGCGATCAGGCTTTCGCCGTTCGCCAGCAGGAAGGCATAGAGCAGAAAAATCCGCATGGTTCCTCCAAACAAAAAGGCCGCAGCGATAAGCTACGGCCTGTCTTTTGTTCAAGACCGGGTGCCACCCGGCATGTTTCCTCGCTGCGTGGCTGGTGCAGCGTCTCCGTGCCCGCTTTCGGCGCGCTACTGACGGCGCGGGCTCCGCATGGGGTGTCTTCGGCAGGCGGGCCGCCCATGCCCGGCAAACCCTTTATTCAGGTCAACCGCCCTTTCTGCCTAGCCGTGTCCTTTGGCGCGGCGGGTGAGGTACTGCCATTCCCCCGACTGAGGGCGTTCCCTCACGTTCCGCACCGCCCAGGCTCCGGTCGCCTCCGGGGCGCTCCCTGCCGTCACAGGGAGCTTGCTTTTCATGCGTTTTGCAGCTCCTCGTTAAATCCGCTGATGAAGGCGAGATACTGTATCTCGCCGCAATGCCGGAGGATTTCATGCGCTTTATGCGCGGCGTCCTCCGTGGTGCAAGTCCCACGATTGGCCGATTCTGCCCACTGCCGCCCCTCGCAGCGGCGTTCCACAAATGTAAGTGCTGTCATATTTCCTTTTGGTAAAAAAATAGCCCCCCGGAGAATCATCCGGGGGGCATTGTGACCAATTATTATTGTGGACAACTCATTTGTCCAACTTGTCAGAAGGAAGGAACTTGCAGACCAGAAGGCCTGTTACAAAAATGCCGATCAGATAGGCCCAGACACCAAACATATCAGTCCTCCTTGTTCTTCTGGAAGACAAAAAAGAGGCCCAGCGCCGCCGCAATATAGCAGGCAAAAAGCGCAGCCGCCCTTTGCTCTGGCACTATCACAGCCGAGGCAAGAAGAGCGGCAGACGCCGCTTGGCACAGACCAATCAGATACGCCAAAATTTCTTTTTTCATTCCAGCCTCGCCTCCTAAATAAGGCGTTTTTGAGTTTCCGTCAATTTCCGTTCCGTTTCGGCCCGCGATCTCTCGCGGGCCGTTGAGAACAAAAATTCGTCAGTGCGTCTTGTTTCGCGCCTGCATCATTGCGTCCGGCGCGGCTTTGCTCAAGCATCCATCCACCTTGCGGCAACCGATGGGGAGCGACCTTTCCCGGCTACCTGGGGGCTTCTTCTGGCTCGATTTTCAAGGAGCAATTCCGCCTCTTGGCGGGCCGCACGGGCTTTCCCGCGTTGGCAAATTCCTTGTATGTCGAACGACAAAAAATTGCAAGTAAAATTTTTGTCGTTTGACAAATTATTTTTTGTCGTGCACTACAACCTTATAAACGGAACGACAAAAAACAGAGGAGATTCCTGTGTGTGGGGAAGATGGAGGAGAACGGCGGGATAAGAACAAAAACGCAGACGATGGCGGCCATAAAAGTAGCGCCATCCTCTATCTTGGCTGGGAAGGGGAGACTGCCCAGAGGAACCGGGCCACGATGGAATCTATCTCGAAACTAGAGGGGATGGGAATGTTCCGTGGAGTAAACAACCCCGCCCTGAAGGGCGGAGCTTTATAGTCACTTCGAGGGAAGTGCTACATTCGGACGGTTTACAGCGCCCGTTGACCGCACGGCAGTGCTGCCAAGGCTTGCAATGTTTAGACCTGCATTGAGGTCAGCGTGGGCAAGCCTGCCACAAGAAGGGCACGAGAAACGATGTTGAGAACGATTTCCACGAGAGCCACATACGGAACACGTCTGCGAGGTATAAGCAGGGTCAACATAGACCACGTGGATACCCGCAGCCTCTGCCTTGTATGTGATAAAGTTCTGAAGCTGACGGAACGCCCAGCGATGCAAGCGGGTACGCATTTTGCGTCCAGCCTTGATGTGCTTGCGGATGTGCGTCAAGTCTTCCATGGCAATCGTGGAAAAACCGTTCTTCACCGCTTCAGCGACAATGGCCTTGCTGACTTCGTGATTTACATGTTTGACGTGCCGTGCTTCTCTGCCGGAGACCTTTGCCAAAAGCTGCCTGGCGCTTTTGGTGCCGTTGCTTTGAAGACGGCTGCGAAGTGCAAGGAACTTGTCGCGTTCGTAGCGAAGTTGACCGCCGCCCAGGAGCATACCCGTACTTGTGGCGGCAAGATTGTTCTCTCCAATATCAACACCCAGGACACCCTCGCCACCATTGAGCGCGGTATCTGGAAGGTCAAGAACAAGATTGAAGTACCAACGGTGGCGTTTATGGATAAGCTCGGCTTCCTTGATTTTGCCCTTGGCAAGGTACTGGGCCTGAAAGTCGCCGATACGCATTTCAAGCTTGATGCGGCCAGAGAGTGTGAACAGCGAAAGCAGATTGCCCTTCATGCTATACGTTCTGGCGTCATAATGCACAGAACCGTTTTTGAAGGCAAGCAAACTCCATTCCTCACGTCGCTTCTTCGGATTGTTTGCAAAGAATGTTTTGTAGGCATCAGCAACCGCTTTCACAGCATTGCACACCATCTGGCTGCCCAATGCCGGATGCGTTTCACGCACAGCATAGTAGGCGAGGTGATGCAGCGCGACTCGGTTCGCACATTTGTTGACGGCGGCAACAGGAACAATCTGATTGCATGCCGCGTTAAATTCCTTTTGCAAGTCTTCAAGTGCGGCTTTCTGTTCCGCTGTTGTGAGGAGCTTGATTGAGATGGTGCGCTTCATATAGGGAAAAATAGTGTGTAACAACTTGGCAGTCAAGGAAAAACTTTGGAGGCGGCGCTTCCTCCCCGGCATGAATGCCGAGGTTTCCGCGCCGAAAATTAGATGAAACTGGCAGATGATGCTATTTGTGAGGTGTGCGGCAAATTGCTTGCACAACGCGGAGACAATACAGATAATAATAAATTTGCAATCCGTGTCGAGAATTTATATGTAAGAAATAGTGATAACGAAATAATTTTTCGTGGATATGGGAAGACACATTATTTTTGTTTTGAACATGCACAAAAAAACATATTAACCGTTATCAAGCCGTATGTTACCCTTTCTCAACTAGCTGACTGCTTATCATTGCAAAACTGGGATTTGGTCGAAGTGGGTAGTTTGCGCTACATTTGGATAAAACGAATCTTGAAGAATTGTCTTGAAGGTATGCAGTGAATAATATTTTGTGTTTAGCACAATATACAATTTTATTAATACATCATTAGGTTGCAAGGAGAACTACTTTGATTGAACAATTCTTACCTGCATTGCATTTATTCTGTCTTATTTTCGGAGCCATTATCGGTTTGATTTTCTATTTTTTTGTTGTCCGACCGTTTATTTATAAAACGCTTCTTAGAGATGAAATCCCCACACATTTCAGCTTCATTTTTATAGATGAAGAATATGAAGAGCATCAATCTAAAAAAATAGTAGCCAGCGGAGGCAGCAAATGCTATCGCAAACGCAGAAATAAGAGCTGGCGTAACATAATCAAAATGAATAGCAAGAATAACCGTTGTCGTGCAAAGCACTACAAGTGCAATAAGCATGGAGGTAAAAATGAGCAATCTGCGTAAAGCATTAGAAATAATTTTGCAGAAAGAAGAATTTACACAGGACATTAAAAAGATTTTTTTTAATGAAGCTGTATTCGATGCGCTATCCGAAGCCATGGATGCACATATCGGTGAAAATCGCGTGGACATTGCTAGGGCATTGTGGTTCGTGGCTGGAAGGTTGGGTTTTCTCGGAGAACTGAAACCCGCTGAATGCACAAATTGTGGGGAAAAAGACAAATGCACAGAAGATTATTGCCCATGCAGAGGTCGCCCTGCGCTTTTCTTTGGTAATGAAAAAGAACTAATAGAGGCGTATAGACTTCTTAAAGAAAAAAATGCTACACTGTAAATCTTGTAAAATGTCCGCAGGTGCATAATATAACAACATCACGCAGACGCGGTTCACATACTTCATGTATACGTTCAGTTTCTACACCATCACGGATATTATTATGCAATATATATTTAGACAACTCTAGCGTCCTATTGCACATTGGGTTACCACAATTTACAAATTCAATATCATTCTTTCTGTCATCGTTGTGCCTTGTATTGTACCATTGTCTGTACATTTCTCAATTCCTCTCTGGAACGCCACTCTCAAACTTGCCTTCTACAAGGGCTTTGAAAATTATCTGGTGTCGTTCAATCAGCAGAGCCGTCACAATCCGGAAAGTACAGTTCAAATATCTCACTTTCATAAAATTTATACATTAAGGCTTATCCCGTACCAGGAAGATTATTCTGCAACCGTTGCGATGGAGTATTCGTGTCGTCCTCGAATAATGATTTTTGTTGGAGTTTTTGGGGGATGGGTGAACTGTCTGGATTTGAAAGACGGACAATGGTTTTTAGATAACCCTCGATCTCCCCATCTTTTTTCAGCATATCGCGTTCAAGGTCAGCAATCGCTTTTTTGGCTTCCTCAAGCCTTAATTCAAGCTGTTTCACCTTAACGCTTGCAGAAGCGCCTCCTTCATCCCACGGAAAGACAAGATCCCCTCCCATTGCTTCCACAAGTCTGGAAACCACATCAAGAGTAAGATTTTCCTTGGGAAGGCGAGGCTTTTTTCCTTTTCCGGCATTGTACATGGCCGTCTGAATAAAACGGCTCACGCCGCCCTGATCCGCGCCTGCGGCGGCGCAAAGCGCCGTCTGGCTCTTGAAGGTGCCATCATCCAGAACTCGGACAAGGGCCGCTTTGAATTTTTCCTCAACGCTCATGGCTTCACCTACAATCAAGGCTTGTCGTTCGTCAAAAGTCGTTCGACAAAATTTTTGTTGACACCTAATGTCGTTCGACATACAAAGACCCCATGAACAGACAGACACTACGCGCGGACATTGAGACCGTTATTCGTGAGAGAGGCATCACTCTTCACAGGCTCGCCCTAGAATCTGGCGTAGAGCCTGCGAGCCTGTGGCGCTTCCTCCACAAGCAGGAAGCGAACTTGAAAACAGAGAGCCTTTTTAGGCTCTGGCCCATCATCTACGGCAAGTGGCCGAAGCCCGTCACTTGCCGCAAGCGTTCTAAAGCCAGCCCCACCACGCCGCCCGAAGGGGCGCTGCCCGCGTAGCCGTCCCCTCAAGGCAGCGATGCAGGGCGTCTTCCGGGGTTGGAAATTCTGCCCGACTGTATGATCTCCACAGGATGCAGCCGGGGAGAATCACCGCAACGCGCCACACGGATCCACGAGGGGCAATGTGTAAATGAGCGGGAGAACTTTTGTAACTTTGCATGGGGCCATTGTTCCATGCTCTAAACAAAAGGATAAGTGATGAGCAAGAATGATTTTTTTAACAATCTGCCCCTTTCTGAAGTCGTTTCCCGCATGGTGGACGCCAGCGGGAGACCGTTGAAGGCCATCGCCGGGGACGTGGGCATGTCCTACACCTCCTTGTACCGCCAGCTCGACCCCAACGATGACGGCGCGAAAATCGGCGTGGATGCGCTGCTCCCCCTGATCCGGGCCTGCATGGGAAGCGCGCCCTATGCGGTCGCTCCCGGCCCGGTGCTCTGGCTCAACTCCAAGACCGGCTACAAGGCTGTTTCTCTGGAAGTGACCCCAAGCCATGACGATGTGCGCGACGAGGTTATGGATGACCTCAACCGTTGCAACGAGTTCTGGCAGGCCGTCCATGAAGGCAAGCTACCCCCTGAAAAAGTCCTTCCCCTGCATCATGCTGCCCAGAAGGAACTGGATGAAACGATGGAAAGCTATCGCCGCGAGTGGATGCGGAAGGGCGGCGCGGGCGAATAGGGGGGGGGCGGACATGCACTGGTGGTTTGAACTTGTCCTGTGGGGGGCTGCAGGGATTGGCGCTGTCGTGATTATTGCCCTGACGATCGTGGGGGTATCCATGTACCTGCACTACAAGGCGCTGGAACACGCCGCCGAGGAGGAATGGGAATGATGGATGAGCGAACCAGGCAAAAGTATCTGGCCCGGCATCAGGTGTTCACACATCTGACTGCGGGACATCTTTCCCGCAAGCCCAATGGTCAGACATACGAGGAAGCGGTCACAGCGGGGCTGCAGGCCTCGCTTGCGCTCTGGCAGGAGTTCGTCACACGGGAATACCGGGCGAGGATTGCCCAGCTCGAAGCGCGCAATACACGACTGACCGAGGAACTGGAAAATCTCCATGCCGAGATGTCCCACATGCAGCTCGCCCTTGTTGAGGCGCAATCTACCCACGCAGTGCCGGTGGGTGCCGGCGTGGACGCTCTGTACTCCGGGCCGCAAGAGCGGTGGGGCATAGGGAGAGGCCTCCCGGCGGGGGATGCGTAATGCGTGAGTGCTCCGGCGTTATTCATACAGGCGACGCCCTGGCAGTGTTGCGCACCCTCCCCCCGCAATCGGCGCAATGTTGCGTCACCTCGCCGCCGTACTGGGGGCTGCGCGATTATGGCGTATCCGGCCAGCTAGGCCTTGAATCAACGCCCGGAGAGTATGTCGCTGCCATGATGCCCGTGTTTGCCGAGCTTTGGCGGGTGCTGCGTGATGACGGTACGCTGTGGCTTAACTTGGGTGACACCTATGCCGGATATCATGGGAACAGAAATGCCGGCGACGGGGAGGCGCCGTCAGATAAGGCTGGGTATCGGGAAAACATGCGGGAGAGCAGCGTCGGCGCAGGAGGGCTGAAGCAGAAGGATCTCGCCGGGATTCCATGGCGGGTCGCTTTCGCGCTGCAAGACGTAGGTTGGTATCTGCGTTGTGACATCATCTGGCATAAGCCGAATCCCATGCCTGAAAGCGTCGCTGATAGGCCGACGCGGGCGCATGAATACCTTTTTCTTCTGTCCAAACGCCCGCGCTATTATTTTGACCGCACAGCGATGAGGGAAATTACGGCGGCCGATCTTGGCAACCGCCGTGCAACAAAACACCGCACTGTGCGTCTTGGCGTCGATACGCGGGGTGGCGGACAGGGGAGCGGCGCAATGTCCTACCCTGTGGGGTTCCGTAACCGACGCTCTGTCTGGTCGATTCCAACGCACCCTTTCCCCGACGCGCATTTTGCCACATTCCCGCCTGATTTGGTGCGCCCCTGCATTCGTGCGGGAGCGCCGGAGGGCGCAACCGTGCTCGATCCTTTTTTCGGTGCAGGGACAGTAGGCGTGGTCTGTGTTGAAGAACGGCGGCGCTTTGTCGGTATTGAATTGAATCCAGACTATGTTGCGATTGCCCAACGCCGTCTTGCTGAAGCGCGCCCCAATGGATTTGAACAGGCATCACTGTTCGCGGAGGCAGTGCAATGAGGCCGTGCCCGTCATGCGCTGGATTGGAGAGAGGATCGTACAGGTGGTTCAGCATGATGGCTCTTGATGTGCTGCGCACCTATCACCATTGCAAGTTCCGCCTAACCGGGAATGGCCGTGTTGCCGCTTATGCCCCGACGGCGGAGATGCAGGCGTGGCTAGATCAATACGTCAAGATTCGGGAGAGCGAAATACGGGAAGCTCTGCAGAATGAACGTGGAAGACGGCGGGGGCGTCGGGATGAAGATTGAACGTATCGGGCCAGCCCGGAAAACATTGGGGGAGAGAGACGAATGACAACATCAGTAACAGTTGCCAGCGGGTACAGCGAACGTCGTTGCCTGATATGCGGCAGCCCGTTTGCGCCTGCCTACGCGGCACAGGTGACGTGCGGCACAGCGTGTAGGGAAAGACGGCGCAAGAACACCAAAAGCGAATCTGCGCGAGCTGCCAGGGCAAGACATGCCGCTATGGTTACTGGCCTCAAAGCCGAGGTGGAACGCCTGCGGGTTGAGGTGGCGCAGCTACAGGAGGCGCTGAAACAGGCGCGGGATGCGACACCGGCGACCGACAAAGCGGAAGTTGCGTCGCTCAAGGCCGACCTGGACGCCACAAGAAAGGAGATGGACGCTGTTAAGAAGGAGCTGGCTCTGCGGCGGGTGGAGCGCGATGCCAGCGAGAACGCCCTGAAAAAACTGCGCGCGGAACTGGCAGAAAGCAAAGCCGCGCTGGAACAGGCGCAGGGTACGCCAAGACACGCAACCACAGCCGCAGGCAAGCAGTTACAGGAGTGCAAGCGGATGCACCTCACAGCGTTTACCCTGCCCTGCGGTCTGCGTGAGGAATGTTTTACCCCGCTGTGCGAGCGCGTACCGGCGGGCCGTGAAAAGCCTGCGTCGTCGAGCGCATGGCGGAAATTCAAGTAAAAAAAGCCCCAGTGGAAGAGACACCGGGGCATCTGGAAATGAAAACACTTCCAAGAAGAGGAAAAAATAATGAACGAAAATCAGCAAAAAGTCAAGGAACGGCCCATACTTTTCAGCACAAACATGGTGCGCGCCATTCTTAACGGCGTGAAACACGTCACGCGGCGGCCCGTGGTGGGAGGGTTCAACTGCCACGCGCATCGCTTCCACCACCTGGAATACTACCCTGATCCGCGCATCGGCTTGCAGGCGTATTTCCAGATCGAAAAAGAAGAAATGCTCGGCGGCATCCGCTGCCCATTCGGCGCGCCTGGCGACCGCCTGTGGGTGCGCGAGACGTTCTATCCCATCTGGCGAAACGACCACACGTTGGCAGCCCTGTACCGCGCGGACGGCATTACGCTCGGCACGGACGATACGGGGGCGCAGTTGCACTGGTCGCCGGCGATCCACATGCCCCGCGAGGTGTCCCGGCTGACGCTGGAGATAACCGGCATCAGCGTGGAGCGGGTGCAAGACATTACTGATGGCGACGTTCGGGAAGAGGGTATGGGCGAGATCGCCGCTCGACAGACATGGATCGGCCGCACATCTTTCGCAAAGTTGTGGGATCAGATCTACGCCGCGCGGGGCCTTGGCTGGGCAGACAACCCCTATGTGTGGGTGGTGCGGTTCCGCCCGTTGGAGGCATAGCCATGGCTTGGTTTCGTTGGCACGAAGGTACGGCAACCGACCCGAAGTTCCATGTCGTTGCCCGCAAGAGTGGGCAGCCGGTAGCCTTTGTGGTGGCTGTTTGGGCGATGCTCTTGGAGCGAGCCAGTGCCGCGAAGGAACGTGGGCACATTGAGGGCTTTGACTGTGAATCCGCTGACGTGATGCTGGGAATGCCCGACGGCGCGGCCTGCGCCATTGTGGAAGCCATGCAGGCGAAGGGGCTGATTGACGACGAGTGCGTGTGCAAGTGGAACGAGCGTCAGCCCAAGCGTGAAGATGAAAGCGCAGCAGAACGGAAGCGCGAAAGCCGCGCCAGAAAGCGCACAGAGGAATCCGAGTGTCACGTAGTGTCACGCAATGTCACACACGGTCACGACGATACCGAGAACGTCACACACGGTCACGCTAGAGTAGATAAGAGTAGAGAAGAAATAAATACAGGGGGGGAGGGGGTTATATGCGCGCCCGCGCGCGTAGCAGGTTCCGTGCCGGAAAATCCCGCCGAAGACACCCCTGCCGTACCCGCCACACCGAAGCGCACCGACTGCCCCAGCAAGGGGCATCCGCAGTGGCGCGCCTTCCTGTCCTGCTGGGACGTGTACCCCGTGCAGCAGCGGCAGGAAGAGGCATGGCGCGAGTGGATGCGCCTGTATGAAAACCACACGCTTGCCGAGCCGTATGTCATCCGCGACGCCATCTTGCTGCTCTCGCAGGAGGACAGCCGATGGAGGCGCGGAAAGGTGCGCGACATGTCAAAGTGGCTCAACGGCAAGGGCTGGAACGACAAGCCCTTCTGCGAACCGTCAGCCGCCGTCCCGGTCGCCCCGGCAGGCGGCGGGCAGACGCGGGCCCCAACGGAGCACCAGCGACGGCAGCAGGAAAGCAGGAACATGGCGGCGGCGCTTCTGGCCGCCCGTGAGCAGGAACGGCAGCAGCACATGGGAGGCGGACATGCTGGACAGACAGCGATTGGCGATGCGGCTCGCTGAAATGGAGGCGGTGTACCGCTCCGGCCGCTCCGGGGAGGAGCTTGCCCTGCTGGCCGACATCTGGGCTGCAGACCTGGCGGACGAGCGGCAGGAGGACGTGGAGCGGGCTATGCTGGAGCATCGGCGGCAAAGCACGTTTTTCCCGACGCCCGCGCATATCCTGCGCATTCTGGCCACGACGCGCACCGCGCCCCGTGAGATGTTCCCGGCTTTGCCGGAGCCGGAACCGTCGCGCGACCCGCGCATCCGCCGCCTTGTGATGCGCGCGCTCCACGGCGACAAGGCCGCCCGTGCGGAAATGGACGGCATCGTCGGCAGAACGGGGGGCATTCAGTGAAAAACTTCAACTCCAACACGGACAATTCCGAAGAATGGCTGACCCCGCCGGACATCCTGCAGGCGCTCGGCCCCTTTAACCTCGACCCCTGCGCTCCGGTCAACAGGCCGTGGGACATGGCGGCCAGGCACTACACCGTCCTCGATGACGGGCTTTCCAAGCCGTGGCAAGGGCGTGTCTGGCAGAATCCGCCTTACGGGAAGAAGGTCTTTGCGTGGCTGGAACGCCTTGCGGAACATCGCAGCGGCCTGGCCCTGATCTTCGCGCGCACGGAAACACGAGGTTTCCATCAGACCATCTGGCGGCAGGCGCACTCCGTGTTCTTCTTCCTCGGCCGCCTGCGCTTCTATCACCTGAACGGCGAGCAGGGCGGCACGGCCAATGCGCCGTCGTGCCTGGTCAGTTATTCGAGCGAGGACACATGCCGCATTGAAGATGCCTGCGACAACGGCAGCATCAAGGGGCAAATCATACTTTTCAACCGTGCTGGATAGCGGAGAGGCAATATGTGCAAGGCCGAAGAAAAGAGTGCCGGCGTGAATGTCACAATCAAATGCAACATGTCCGCATGGGGCAGCCTAAAACTCGGTTTTTGTTTTGGGGTTGGCGTGATGGGGTGCATTATTGCCGGGCATCTGGGAAATAGGCTGTGGGACTTTCTGCTGGCGGTGCTCGGATAATGGCCGGCACACTCACTGTTCCGGCAAGCGCCCTGCGCGGGAAGGACTTGCGGCATATGACCGTGGCCGAGGTTGAGGCCATGGCGGAACAGGCGGGCGCAAAACCCCCGGCGTGTGCCGCAGCCCCCAGGAAAGGCAACGCCGTCAAGGCCGTGTGCCGCCTGCCCATGGCCGGGCGCAGCTACGACACAGAACGCATGAAGAGCCAGCTTGAGGTGGATTACGCCGCAGTGCTGGAAAGAGAGAAGATGGCCGGAAAGATTTTGGAGTGGCGCTACGAGAGCATAACCCTGAACCTGGCCGACAACACATCCTACACGCCGGATTTTCTGGTCATCGCCGGCGATGGGCACATGGAGCTGCATGAGACCAAGGGGTTCTGGCGCCCGAAAGACCGCATCAAGCTCAAAACCGCCGCCCGGCAGCACCCGTGGTTCATTTTTTTGAGCGTCATGCGGGACAAGGACGGAGAATGGGTTTTCAAGCGGTACGGGCAGGGAAAGCGGAAAAAGTGAGGCAGGCATGAAAAGCGTCAGAGAGCGGTTGCGGGAGCAAACGTGGGCAGAGGGACGTAAAAAACTGGTCGGCGAGGGCGTGAGATTCCAGAGGATACGCCGCATCACAGGCTACCTGGTCGGCACAACCGACCGCTTCAACAATGCCAAGCGCGCCGAGGAACACGACCGGGTGAAGCACGGCATGGGAGGTGCTGGCTATGGGCGCAACTGAAAGGCTCAACGCTCCTGCCATGTCGCTTGCGCGGCAGCTTGCGGAAGAAAAGGCCCGCGCAGACCGTCTCGAAAGTGAGGCCGCCTGGCTGGCCATAAAGGCCGCAGGCATGGGCCGCTGGATATGGCAGCACTGCGAGCAGGAATTGCCCTACCCGTATGAAGCCGTGGACTGGCGCCGCGCCGCGCGCAAAGCCGTGACCGGCGACACCGAAGGAGGCGCGTAGCCGTGGCTATCGTGAATCACTCCAGTGGTGGCAAGACACTGAAGGAACGGTTTGTGACAAACTGCGGACGGTGGATTTACGGGTTCATCAAGCGGCATCCCGTGTGCGGCCTGGCACTGTGCGCGGCGCTGTACCCGGTATGCGTTGCTGCGGATATCGTGCAGGCCTTCCTTGGTCACGGCTGGGCCGGGGCGGCGAGACAGGCGCGCAAGGGCTGGGCCGGGGCTGTCGGGATGTGGCGTAATCGCCGCATCATCTGGCATGGGGCCCACCTGCCGCCGCGGGAGCCAAAGGGGGAGGACACGCAATGAGGATGATTTGCTGGGCTCTGGTGGAGATCGCTCGCATCACAGGCTGTTGTGGCATTCTCTACATGGCCTGTCTGTTGCTCAAGGACGGCTTGAGCGAAATAACCGTAACTCTGCTTATCTTCATAGCCGGGACTGCGCTGTGCTTCGGCGGCCATAACTACAAGGAGACCAAGGTGTGTCCGCATTGCGGCAAGATCATCAACGGCGAAAGGAAGGATGGGACGGATGTCAACACAAAAATCCATTGATGGGGGTAGAGAGCAGATGAACCAGCCTTGTGTTGTGTATGAGCCGAAAATACTACGCAATATGGCTGAAATATGTGAAAAAATGGGTGTTTGTCCAAAAACTGTTAGGACATGGAAAAAGAATGGTGCGCCGATTACAGTCGAAGGGCGCGGTAGTAAGAAAAAGTATAGCACTGAAGCTATGCGTCTTCAAATATGGAGAGAAATATTTAACATGAAAAATCAGAGAGAAGTTTAATTAGCTCATTCAGAAATAAAAATGCTACCGTAATTGCGGCGTAAAATGCGGCAAGTGCATTAAGTTTTGACGACAGATATATATAATTTTTATGTGTTTTGTTGAGTTCAGTATTATATAAATTTACAATAGTTTTATATTTGATAGTAAAAAGTTGAGTGAATTTTATAATTGTTCTCATTTTTAGAGGCATTCCCCCGTAACAATTCCCGAAATATGGAGCATCCAATTCACCAAAGTCGCTAGAATAGTCGAGATTCGCAGATTTCCACCAAAAGCACGCTGAAAGGAAGCCAGTAATAGTAGAGAGGAAAGTCAATAGCGTAGCTAGCGTAGCCATATGCGCCTCCATGAAAAAACTGTCAACCTGTCACCAGCTATGCCTCAACCTTCCCCAGCCTATCCTCAGCCTATCCGCCTGTAAATCCTGTGGTACGCTTTTGCCAAAAAACGGCAGGAGGGAACCATGACAGCGAAAGACAACTTCCGAACGGCCAACCTGTTCACGCAAAAGTGGGAAAAGGGCTACGTCAACCATCCCAACGATCCGGGCGGCGCGACCTACAACGGCGTCTCCCTGCGCTTCCTCAAGCAGACCGGCATCGACATCAACGGTGACGGGCACATCGACATCAAGGACATCCTGACCCTCTATCGGAACAAAGACCAGGATAAAGTTGACCAAATTTTTTACCGGGCCTTCTGGGAAGAGCCCGCGCTTGACCGTCTGATCTCCCTGCCCGTGCAGTGCGTCGTCTATGACACCAACGTCAATACGGGCCGAACCCGCTCCATCCTCTGCCTGCAGGCGGCAGTCAACGCCCTCGCCGGGAAGCCTCTGCTCAAGGAGGACGGCGCCTGCGGCCCCCTCACCGTGCAGGCCGTCCGCGACCTGAACAATGCGGGCAAGGGCCTCGCCCTGGCGGAAGCCGCCATCGGCAAGCGACTCGCCTTTCACAACATGCTTGTCAACAGGTCTCCCTACCCCGACGGGCGCGACTATCGCCCGTTCGGCAAGGGCTGGCGCAACCGCTGCAACGATCTCCTGTCCTATGTCCGGGGGCTCAAATAATGGGCCGCGTGTGGCTGTCCATGGCTGCCGGCGCCGTGGCGCTGCTGTGCCTCATCTACGCAGTCGCCCGGCACGTCTGGAGCGTGGAGGCACGGCTGGACACGGCGACCGCCCGTATTGACCTCTTACAGCAGGCCCAGGGGCTTGCCGATGCCGCAGAGGCGGAAGCCCTGGCGGCAAGGAAGGTGCAGGATGAAAAGAATCAATGGCGCGTCACGGAAACTGAAAATGTGCTGCGCAACAATGATGACTGGGGCCGCGCTGTGCTGCCTGATGACGTTATCCGGCTGCTCCGGCACGGCGCAACCGACGGCGGAGCCGGTGCGGTTCCTGCCCCCGGTGATGCTTCTCGATGACTGCCCGTTGCCGCCCCGCGACGGCGCGAAAACCGTAGGCGACCTGGTACGCATAGTCATCGCCGACGAGAACGCCATCAAAGCCCACAACGTCAACATGCAGGCCCTGCGCGAATACCGGGCCAAAATGCTGAAACTGGAGGGCAACCATGGAAAGGGTAACTGACATGAACATGATTCAATCAGGCAGCGGCGGGCAACAGTATCTTGATGCCATTCGGGAATCCTGGCCGCTGTTCGCCTTTACCGGCGGCGCGGCCTTCCTGTTCGGGCTCAAGCGCATCAAGGGAGGGTTCAAGCAGCGGACGCTGGTGCAGATTGTCAGCCACGTCACCCTGCAGGGCATCACGCAGGGGTTCATCGGCGGGGGAGCCGCGCTGCTTGCCCCCATGTTCTGTGAGGCCGTCACCCCGGCAATACAGCTTGGCATAGGCCTCTTCTTCGGCATTTACGGCACGGGCGCGGTCATGGCCTTCGCGCGCTCCAAGTTCGGCCTCACCACGTTCGACCCCATGGACGAGGCGGACATGAACGCCATACGCGACGCCATGCCCGAAGACATGCGGCGGCAACACGCGCGGCAGTGTCCCTTCCATGCCCACGGGGACGACGCCCCGGCGGACGAAGCCTGCCAGGGTTGCGGGGACTGCGAGAAGTAGCGGGGGAACCATGTTCAAAACGAAGGCCGCGCAGGAGAAGCGCAAACAGACCTGGTGCCCCATGGGCCGGGTGTCCGTGCAGAACGTCGAGGGGGCGCGGGTGCAGGCCCTTCAGGCAGGCGCGTTCAACATCGTCAACTTCGGGCAGGGCAAGCCTTCCGGCGCGGATGCTCCCATCTATCTGGCCTGCACCTGTGTCGGGCCACACTGCCCCCTGTACCGCCCCGGCATCCTGCCGTGGCGCTGGGGACGCTGCGCCCTCGCCCAGCCTGCGGACGGGCCGTGGATTTTCGCGGCCTTCATCGCCCTTGGCGGCATTGCCGCCGCGACGCTCACATTCTTTCTGGCCGGAGGAGCATGATTTATGGCGAGCATGGATGGGAGACAGATCGGCCCGTGCCGCCGATGCCGGCAGAAGCTGTTGCTCAACCCGGAAAACGGCATGTGCGTCTGCTGCGAGAACGATTGGCTGTGGGAGGAGATCAACCGGCGCGACCTCATGCTTTCGCAGTGCCGGCGGGAGAAGCAGGAGCTTTTTGTGAAATTGAGCCAGGCCCGTGCGCAAAACGTGGGGGGTGCGTAATGTGTGAAAAACGCGGCTACCTGTGTCCGGCCTGTGGAAAGTCCACCACATCGGTGATCCAGACCGCTTCTCTCTCCAGTTGCGTCATCAGGACGCGCCGATGCCTCACCTGCGGGCACATCCATGAAACGACGGAAATCGCGGTCGATACGGCAAGCGCCCTGCGCGAGGCCGTTCGTGTGCTGGCGGAGCACCTGGCCGCGCGCACCGCAAACAGGACTGAAGGCGCGGGGGTCTAGGGATGGCTGCAAAGTCCTCCAACGCAGCGTCCGGCAAGGCCAGGCCGGAAGATAAGGCCAAAGCCGCCACCGTTAAACAAACGGGCAAAACGGCTGCTGGCCCGAAGCGCAATGCCAAGGGGCAGTTTGTGAGCGGAGGCGCGGGCGGGCCGGGGAGGCCTGCGGGCGTCGGAAGCAAGCTGCTGCAGATGGCCCGCATATCCGCTGAAAAAGTGTGGCCGACGGTGGAGAAGAAAGCCTTGGCGGGCAATCAGGATTGCATGGACTTGGTGCTCAAGTACGGGATGCCCAGGGCAAAAGGGTATGCGGATGACCCTGACGCCATTTCGGCCAAGGCACAGGACATTCTTGGCAAATACAAGAACGGCGAGCTTTCCCTGAAGGACACGGCCCTCGAACTGGAAATGAACGGCGTTCCGCTGCCCGATACGATCCGCATACTGCTGGCGAAAGAGGAAATCGAGCCGGATGACCCCAACGCCGGGGTGTACTGCGTCGTGACGGACGAAGAGATGGAGCGCCGCGCCAGAGAGCGCGAGATGGAGCAGCAGGCCCAGCGTGACGGCCTGCCGCAGCGACGGGCCGAGATGGCGGGTCTGCACAGGCAGGTGGCAGACAGCCACGCCCCAGGGGCCACGCCTGCCAAGCCTGCGGAAAGGGGTGAAGGGGATGGCGGCCAAAGCGCCTAGCATTCTTGCCGACCCCCGCTATTTGCGGTTCAGGGAGCGGTACTACGACAACTTCCATGACTATGTGCTGGAAAACTGCAATGTCGTCCCCACATGGCAGCAGATGGAGTTCATAGACGCCTGCCAGCGTCCCGGCGCGCGCGTGGCCGTGTCGAGCGGGCACGGATGCTTTGGAAAGGGTACGCCGATTCTCATGTACGACGGAGCCGTGAAGGCTGTGGAAGACGTGTGCGTGGGGGACGTGCTTATGGGCGACGATTCAACGCCGCGCAATGTGCTGGAACTTTGCAGGGGCAGAGAAAACTTATATCGCTTCACGTTTTTCGATGGCACACAGCACGTTTTCAACGAATCGCATATTATTTGTCTCGTGGCTACGCAAACGCACGGGGCGCAAAGGGCGGGCGACAAGAAAGAGACGACTGTTAGAGATTATCTTTCTTGGAGTGACAGAAAGAGACGGACACATGCCAGCTATCGCGTAAGCTGCGACTTTGCACAACGCCAAGGGAACTTGCCAATTCCACCGTATATTTTGGGCATATGGCTCGGAGATGGATGCTCGACAAGCCAGCTTGTGACAAATCCTGACGTAGAGATCAGGCAGGCTTTGAAGACGTATGCCGATGATAACGGATATACATATCGGCAAACCGGGCTTGATATATGGGTGTCCAATGAATGGAAACCTAATGGTTTCAAGAGTAAACTAGCCGTTTTGAATCTATTGGGCAATAAGCACATTCCTAAAGAGTATTTAACTTCCTGTGCTGAAGACAGAAAAGAACTTTTAGCAGGGCTTGTTGATACCGACGGAACGCTAGACAAGCGCACAAAAAGGGTACTGTCAATCACTCAAAAGAATGAGAGGATAGCAGACGGCATTGTGTTCCTGGCGCGCTCTCTTGGAATACATGCAACAAAGAAATGCGTTCAAAAAACGTGCAAAAATACAGGTGTGATAGGCAGCTATTTTGTCATAAATCTTACGCGCAATATAGAGAATATTCCTATCCGTATCGAGAGAAAACGCCCGACGGTGGAAGGAAAAATTCAAAGGGCCAACCTTCATTTTGGCGTCAAGAGCGTTGAGCCCCTTGGAAGCGGTGAATACTTCGGCTTTATGATAGACGGGAACCGGCGGTTCCTTTCTGGCGATTTCATGGTGCTTCACAACACGGGCAAGAGCTTCCTCCTGGCATGGCTCCTTGACTGGAACATGCGCGTATTCCCGCATTCCAACGCCATCCTGACCGCCACCAACATCGAACAGGCCCGGTCTGTGGTCTGGAAGTATCTGGACGGCGTGATCGATTGCATGGATTCCCTTTACCCGTGGATGCGCGGCTTTTTTATCAAGGAGACGCGGCGCTATTACGCCCGCGGATTCAAGGACAGCTGGTACGTCCTCCCCAAGACGGCCAGCAAGAACGCGCCGGAGAACCTTGCCGGCCAGCACAACAACAACCTGCTCATCGTGGTCGATGAGGCCTCTGGCGTGGATGACGCCATCCACGGCGTTCTGCGCGGCGCCCTGACGCACCGCCGCAACCGCTATGTGATGACCTCCCAGCCCACGCGGCCGGCCGGGCACTTTGCCGACGCCATGCGCAAGCTGGCAAAGGGGCATGGCGAAGACGGCATCTATGACGCCATCACCATGAACTCCGAGGAATCCCCCATTGTCTCACGGGAATATATCCTCGAAAAGCTGCAGGAATACGGCGGGCACCACTCGCCGGAATACCAGATCAAGGTTCTGGGCAACTTCCCCGACAACATGGCCGGCTACCTCATTCCCCGGCGCTGGGTGGAGGACTGTCAGTATAACGCCGTCGAATTTCCCGAAGGCGACTGGGGCTATGTGCTGCTGGCCGATGTTGCCGAGGGGCTGCACCGGGATTCGAGCGTCGCCAACATCGTCAGGATGTCCGGGCAGGGAGATGAGCGCCGTGTGGCGTCTGTGGAATGCAGCGAGTTCCTTGACATGAACGAAAAGCAGTTCGCCCGCTTCATCGCCAGCAAATACTATGAGCTGCCGAATTTGAGCATAGCCGTTGACGGCGACGGCGCAGGGCGGACGGTGATCCTTGAACTGGAAGAACTGGGCATCCCGGTGCAGGCCATCCACTGGGGGCTTCCCTGCCACACGGCTGCGGCACAGCGAAGATACGCCAACCTGCGCGCCTTCGCCTACTGCAAGCTGCGCGACGCCATTTTCCAAAAGCGTTTTCAGGGGCCGCAGCAGCGCAACTTCGTGGAACAGGTGTCAAAGCTGCCGTTCAAACTGGACGAGCGCGGGCGCTACGCCATGGAAACCAAGGAGAGGATGCGGGCGCAGGGCATCAAGTCCCCGGACATCGGGGATACATGTGCGTTCGCATTTCTGGCTGAATACCTGCCGGCGGAACGCGGCGCCGCCGCAGCGGAGCACGAAAGCCAAATGCTGTCCCTGGCCAGGGCGTGGATGCAGGCCGAAGAGGAGAGCGCCGGTGGACGGTAGAAAGAAGATCCTCGCCATATCCCTTGAGGGAACCCGCCGGGCGCAGGCCGTGGGCATGTGGGACGGCGCGAATCTCATTCTCACGGAACTGCGCGACATCACGGGAGCGCCCGCGCAGTGGCTTCCCACCATGCTGGAAGACGTGCGCGCCAAGGTGACAAGCGGCTGGGTGGTTCTAGTTGAAGACCGCACCCATTCCTTCCCGGCTGACGCCATCCTCTACAATTTCGACGCTGCCGGGCCGGACGGCAGGACAAATCTGCAGAGCGCCCTCGACTGGTATTTCGCCCTCGACGGCCGCGGAAGCATCATACTCGACCCCACCATGAAGCGGTACGCCCTGCGCATGGGCAATGCCACGGACATGATCGACGTCGCCCATGACGAAAAGGGGCGGCTTGTCTATCGGGTCAACTGGCTTGAATTTTCTGCGGGGCATCGCGCCCTGCTCATGTGCGTTGCCGGGGCTGTCATGGAGGATCCCCTGTCCGAGCACTGGATGCGGCGTTTCGTCGGGGCGCTGCCGACACCCAAAAAATCGCGCCCTATCTGGCCTGTGTTCCGCGTCATGGCGCAGGACTATGAAACGCGCCGCCAACGGCTTGAAGCCCGTGTGAAGGAAGTGGAGGCGAAAAAGCATGTATAGCGTGGAATCATCCGGCGGCAGGCTGTCGCCGCTGAACATCGCCGACCCCCTGTTGCGCGCGGAGATGCTGCGGGAAATCCGCCTTGCGCAGACAGACAGGAAATACCGCGGGGAGGAATGGGGCTTTTACGTCGTCCAGCCGGCCGACGTGCTGCGCCCGGAACTGATAGCATGGAAGGCATACGGCGTGGACACGCTCAAGTGGACGGTCATGGCCGCCGCAGGCCTTGATGACACGCGGAATACGCTGGAAAGCGGCAGCGTCATCTATCTGCCCTCAACGGTTTGGATACGCGAGCGCATCAAGCATTACTGCGAGATGGAGCAACAATGAACGAGGCGAACCTGCGGGCGCTTTTCAAGGAATTTGACCGCCAGGCCAATGAAGAGGCCAAGGAGGCGGCGGCTGTGCGCAAGAACGCGCACGGCATCCTGAAAACCCAGCCCATCGCCAGTCACGCGGACAGGCAGCGCATTGTGCTGGCCTACGGGATGACGCAGGAGGTTTTCAGCCCCGAAGAGCTGCGCCAGTTCCTCAACACCATCGAAAAGACGCGCAAGGCCTTCAACCCCAGACACGGGGCGCACGGCGTCCCCTACGGGGCGCTGATACGCGCGTCCCGCCCGGTGGACGTGAAGCGGTCAAAGCAGGTGCGCGGCGCAACCTTGTACCAGAGAAAGGGCGACATCATCTATTTTCAGGTGACGGGCAACCATCAGGCGTTCTACCGGGTGCAGATCAAGCTGGAGGAGTGGAACTCCTACATCACGGACGCCACACCGGCCCTCAAAGCCGTGAAGAACATGATTGCCGGGCGGCTGTCCTTCGAGTGTCCGTGCGGCCGCCACCAATACTGGTATCGCTACCTCGCCACGCTGGGCAACTATGCCCTGAAGCCCACGGAGACAGGATTCCCCAAAATCCGCAACCCGCAACTGACCGGCTGCTGCTGCAAGCATGTCCTCAAGGTGCTGCACGACCTCAAGAGCACGCGGGTCATGTTCCTGCTGGCAAAGGAGCTGGACAGGGAGCGCGCCAAGCCGGGATTCACAGGCGGGATGCGCAAGGAAGTGCTTTCCGCGGCGGACTTGAGGCTTGCCCAGGCCAAGCGCATGACGCGCGCCGCCATGCTGGCCTTCCGCATATATGAGAAAGAGGCCGCGCAAATCAAGCGTCGGTTGCGCCCCAGGAAGCCGGACAGCGGCAGCGGGGCGGCTGCGGCGCCGAAAGTGTCGAAAGAGGTTTTGAACGCCATCAAGACGTTTCTGAAGCTGGCGAGGGCCGCCAACATGAAGCCGGACACCATGCTCAATCAACTGGCGAAAGCGCAAAGACTGACCCGCGCCCAGATTGACGCCATCATCAAGGAGCACAACCTATGACAGTCCCCATGACGCCGCGTTCCTACAAGCCGGCAGGCGGTGTGCTCAACCACAGTTACGCCGTCATGCTGCGGGATCACCCGGAGGCCTTTGACTGTATCATCTATCCCGCACGGGCGTCTGAACATAATGAGATTCTTGCGGACAACGCCCCGGTGGCGACGCTGCTTGACCGGGACGAGCGCGCCCAGGAATTTGACCCGCCCATGCAGGGCCGGGCCATGGTGGCCCCCACGCAGGAACTTGCCTTTGACGCAACGGATTCGGGCGGCTTCGAGAGCTTTCACGCGGCGTCCGACGCCATCCGCCTGCTGCTGTCCGAGCCGAACCTGCGTCTGCACTCCATTGTCCAGTGGCTTGAATACCGCTCGCTTGAGGGTGGGGAAACCGTGACGCGCACGGTGTATGTGGCCGACATCCGGCCCATGGGCCGCACCCTGGGAGCAGGTATGGTTTATGTCTGCCAACCCCTCCCCGCGCTTGGGGAAGTGCCGCAGCTTGACGGAAGCGGGGTGGAGCAGGACGCGGAGCCGGAGGGGGATGATAACGGCGGCGCCGCGCCGCAGGTGGGGGTGCTGTGATGGCCGGCGCGCATATAACCGACCTGCAGGCGGTGGATTTTGCCGTGGGCGGCGTCATCGCGGGCTGCTTCGGAGCCCTGGCCATGGACAGCGGCCCCAAAGCGTTCCAGCGGTTCCTTGCCCGCCCGGACGCGGAACGCATCTATTTCGTGAAAAACGACAACGTGCAGGCGGCAATGCGCAAATTGGCGCACCTGGAAGATGAGCCGCACCGCCGGGGCCCGGATCTGCCCGTGGTCATGTATTACCGGGAACAGGGCATCGCGCCGGATGCCAACCAGCACATACAGGTGGCCGAGGTGACGCGCTTCGTCGGCGAGGAAACGGTCATGGCGTCAGACGCGGCCATGCGGGTGACAACCATACCGCTGACGCTGACCTATTCCATTCTTTTTCTGGCGTGGGATAGGGCCAGCATCGAGCGCATGGCCCTGGCCTGGTGGGCGCATGTGGCCCCGCTGCGGCGCAAGCACAGCCGATTCACAGTCCCCTATACCCTTGACGGGGAGCGTTTCGAGGTCGGCGCGTCCCTGAATGCGCCGCGGGAAATACTCACATCCTTTGAGCAGATGGATGAAGAGGGCACCCGCCTGTGGGGTTCGCGCACCATGGCCGAAGTGAACACGCAGGCCGTGTACGGCGCTAAGTGCGAGTACCCGGACTACATTCGGCTGGTAACGGACTGGCGGCAGATGGCATGATTGACAACATCTGCATATTCACCAGAGTGGTGCATGAGTCCAGCGGAGAGGAAATCGACGCGGGATACCTCAAGGAAGGCACCTACGTTGAATCCATCGAGCTGGACGGGCCAAAGCTCATGCTCGTGTATGCCGACCCCGAAGAGCGCATCAAGAACCAGTTGCAGGTCAAGGAGTACGACGAATTTTCCGTATCCTTCGGCGACCCGTGGCGTGAAGGGGGCGTGAGCGAAAAGGAGAAATTCATCGTCCTGACGTGCAAGCCTGACCAGGACGGCATGGTGCGCATCAACCTCATGGCAAAGCCTGTCTTCGAGATGAAGAAAATGGCGGACAGAACGCGCATCTTCGCACAGCGCGGCATCATCGAAATCCTCAAGGCCTTTGCCTCCGGCATGAAATTCTCCCTGGGGAAGTTCCCGGTGGTCGAGAACTACCATTGCATCGCCGGTGAGCGTCCGTCCGCCCTGCTGCGGCAGATCGCCGCCGAGCAGGGGGCGCACGTCTGGTATGCCCGCGGCTCCATGCAGATGAAACGCTTTGCCGAGATGATAGCCCAGCCGCCGTCCGTCACCTTCCACTGGGGCACAATCAGCCATGAAAACGCCATCGTGCGGTACACCAAGCCGTCGTTCCAGATGAAAGCGCAGGAAGCGGCCATCCGCACCTTCACGGGCTGGAATGAGGTGACGGGGCGCGTCAAGACGGCGCTGGACATGCCCGTCCTCTCCAGGGCCGGTTCCAAGCCGACAGCCATCACAGGCTCGCCGAGCCCCTTCGTTCTCGGCAACGGCCCTGTCGCCAAGAAGACGGCCATTGACTTCGTCACCCTTGGCAACATGTCCGTCACCGCAGGCCAGGCACTCAAGCTCGTCTGGCACACGCCAGACCCGGCGAACCCCATCAATGAAGGCCTGCCCGACAGGGTTGTGGTTGAATCCGTGGCCCACTGGTATTCGTCCTCAAAATACTACTGCCGCATCAAGGGGGCGGTCGCTCTTGAGCCATTCTAAAAAATACGACAGCACCTATGTGGGAGAGGTTGTTTCCGTAGCCGATCCTGACAAGCGGTGCCGCATCAAGGTCAACGTCTATGACGTGTTCGACGGGGTGCCCGTGGCCTCGCTGCCGTGGGCGAATTTCGTTCTGCCCCTGGGTTCGCGCCCCGGCGAGGGCGCCATCAATCCCGTGCAGGTGGGCGACAAGGTGTGGGTGCGCTTTGTCGAGGGCGATTCACGCCGCCCCCTTGTCATCGGCTCGGCGCAGGCCAGCCCAGGCGGCAAGGTCAACCTGGCCCCGGATGTCTGCCAGGGCGACGGACAGTATCCGCATAAGCGCACAGACAGGCAGCCCAAGCCGGAAGCCGCGCCGTACTATGAGGACGTGGTGTACTGCCAGAACCACGCCTTGATTCAGCTCTGCCGTTCAGGCACTATCCGCGTAACCCAGATGACAAGCGGCTCTGCCATTGAGATTACGCCGGCCGGACACATGATCATGCACTGCGAGGGCGACATGTTCGCCAGCGTCAAGGGGAATACGCTGGAAGAGTACGATGGCGATCTGAAGCAGATTATCAAGGGCAATTTCGAGAAAATTGTCGAGGGCTCCATGACCGAAACATCCACGGGCGAGGCCACCTTCGCCAGCACCGGCTCAAGCCTCGCTCTGGGGGCGAAAACGCAGGGCACCATGACCGGCGGGGGCGGGCTGCGCTTCGAGGGGCCCACGACCATGAAGGACGATCTATCCTGCGAGCAGAATGTCACCGCGCAGGGCTCCATCATGGACGCCGCAGGCAACAGCAACCATCATTCGCATTGACACGTCATGCGCAAACTGGAGGAAAACATGACCAAGGCGGAATTGATCAAGAAGTTTCAGGAGGCGGAAGGCCTGACCAACGCCAGGGCCGAAAAGTATTTCAACACGCTCTGCGGCATCATGGCGGCCGAACTGAACAAAGACCTCGGTTCCGTACCCCTGCAGGGCATCGGCAAGATTGTCACCAAGGAGCGGGCGGCGCGCACGGGGCGGAACCCGCGCACAGGGCAACCCGTCACCATTCCCGCCTGTCGTGTGCTCTCCATCCGCGTGTCCAAGGAATACGGCCAGAAGCTCAGGGTGTAGCCGATACTGTGGCCGCCCACCAAGACAGTTGTATCTTGGTGGGCGGTTATTTCGGTTAATTGAGCATCCGTTTCATTTCCTTAAATAGTAATTTGCGTTGTGCATATTTATTATATAGTTTCCACATATCAATAGCTCGTTCGCATTTCCCAAATAAGATGCCAGAGAGCCCTCCGCCTGCCTTCCAAAAAATGTTATATACTTCATAGAATCCATCGCTGTCCTCCACAAAACCAAAAAATAATCCCTTGTCAATTTCTTCCGAGCTGGCACGGTCAAGTGGCTTTGGTAACACGATATTATACATCATAATACCTCTTTTTGAGGGTTAATTCTTATAGGAACCTGCGCGGACAATCCGCACATCTTCCTATAGGGAAAACATTTGTTCTCCCCATTTTCATCCCCCACCGGAACGAAAAAGTGGACTTTCCGATAAATCCTCGAAAAAAAATTTCCTGTCCTGTCTAACTCTGCCAGATTTAGACAACTTTTCCTGTCAGCCCGCGAAAATGGCGGGCACGATTGCTCCAAACGGCGGCACTTCACGGGAAGTTGCCGAAATCCGCAATCCTGCGGCCCAAACCTACGGAGCAATCCCATGGCTGACAAAATCAATTCCTACCAGCAGCAGGTGGCGGACATCGCAACACGCGCCGCCGCCATGCGCCGCATTCTTGTTGACCCCTTCCGCGCCGATGACGGCGGGTTCATCCGGCCCAAGACCGCCGCCGACGCGAAACACCGCGATCAGGTGCTTGAAAGCGCCATTTCCGATTCCGCCTATGCCATGTCGCAGAACGGCGCCATGATTGCCGCCGTTCATTCCCGCGCCCTGCAGGGCTATGAGCGCATCCACGGGCATCTGCCGTCCGACGATCTGCTGGCGTCCGCTCACAAGGCTGTGGAAAACGCCCTGTTGCTCGCCACCGGCAAGGCCACCCTGGGCGGGGGCGTGTATGAAAGCGCGGACATGAGCACCACCGAGGGCATCATGCTGCGCGACCGCCTCATTTCCTTGGTGCTGCCCGTGCTGCTGCAGACCATCACCGCCAACATGGTGACGTTCATTCCCGGCGAGTTCAATCAGAGCGAGTTCTTCCGCGTCTTCCGTGTGGCCGGATCGACCTTCGGCACCAAACAGAAGGGCGACATCATCAAATTCAACTACGACGGCCTGTACTCCGTCATGGATCAGCGCGTCGAACTGGGCGTCGGCGACGGCAGCACCAAGAAGTTCAGCTTCGATTCCAAGAGCATCCACGGCAAGGTCTACCCCTTCAAGCCGAAGCGCACCCGCATCTGGGCCAATCACAAGGTGGTCGCCGAGGACAACGGCAACGGCGCAATGGTGGGCACCTATGTCAGCGGCGATTCCACCGTGGTCGTGTCCGGCACGGTGGACTATGCCACGGGGCAGGTCGAGGTTGAGTTCACCACCGCCCCCGCCGCCCAGACGCCCCTGCATGTCGGCTTTGACGTGAACATCGAAAACGCGCCGGAGCTCATCCCGCGCATTGACCACCAGATGTTCTCTCACGTCCTGTATCCCCACGAATCGGCCATCGCCGGCAACGCCACGATCCAGGCGATCTGGACGCTGCGCCGCGAGCTGGGGCAGGACATCGACAACCTGACCATGCAGGGCCTTCGCAATCTTCTGGCGGCCGACAAGGACAAGAAGAACCTGCATGACATGCTCTTCCATGCCCAGGACAGCGTGGAATGGTGCTACGTCGGCAGTCCCGAACTGACCCTGCACCAGCATTACGAAAGCCTGAACGCCGCCCTGCTGGAAGTCGATTCCAAGCTCATGGTCGGCAACGGCGTTTCCGGCCTTGTGGGCATCGTTGCTGGCGTCCAGGCCACCAATGTCTTCCGCTACCTCCGCGATCCGTTGTTCGTGGCCGCTCCCGGCTATCGTTCTCTGGCCCAGCCGCACTATGTGGGCCGCGTCTTCGGGCAGTGGGATTTGTACTGCAACCCCTACATGGATGGCTGGCAGGCTCTCTGCTTCGCCAAGGGCCCCGACCATGGCCAGACGGCCTATGTCGCCGGCGACGCCGTGCCCGCCCAGACCTTCCGCCATCCCGTCATGGGCGACCTCACCCAGCGCGCCACCATGTGGGATCTGGCCTACCGCGACATGCAGCCCTTCGACGGCGAGAAGTACCTCTGCAAGCTGAATTTCGTCAGCGAATAGCCCCAGCACAGGCATAAGGAGAAAGCCATGCAGATGAAAAACTACAAGGTCACGAATAACGGCGAGGGCTCCATTTGCCTGGCGGGGCGCGTCCGCATCGACATCCCCGGCATGTGCAAGGACGTGCTGATCAGCCTGCCCGATGACACGGCCAAGGCTACCGTGTCGCGCCTCAAGCAGCGGTACCCGCTGCTGAAAATCGTGGAAGTTGCGGACGGTTCCGCCGAAGCCCGACAGCCCCAGGCGTCCACGGCTTCTGACGCCGACAAGGCCGCCGACGCTCCCAAGACGGACGGGGCGGCTCCGGCCCAGGCCGCAAAGGAAGGTGACAGCCCGGCCCAGGCCGACAAGGCCGCCGACGCTCCCAAGACGGATGCCGCCCAGGCCAATGCCAAGAACGGCAACGCCAAAAAGTAAGGGGACAAAGCCGTGAAATCCACCATCACCAATGCGGCGGAGATCACCATCCTCCAGCCGATAGACAACAACTACAAGACGGGCGGTGGCGACATCTCCGTCGGCGGCTGCTGCGTCATTGCCGGCAAGGGCAAGCCGTTCACTCCCATTCCCATTTACGGCGGCTCGACCGATATTGAAGACAATTTCGGCCTGCCGCTGCCCAAGAAGGCCGCCGGCATGGAAGGCCTGCGCCATGTGCATGACGCTTCGGAATCGTGCAGCTATGTGAACGTGGTGCGCGTGGTCAACGCGCTCACCTACCGCTTCCCCTCGCTGGCGTTCCTGGTGTTCAACGACACGGGCGAGGCGTGGGCGACAACGCACCCGTACAAGGCGGGTGACGTGGTGACGTACCAGGGCAAAAAATACCTGTGCGCGTACAGCCACACCTCCAACACCTCCGTGACCCCGGCCACGGCAGGGCAGACGGACTGGCTTGTGTTCACCGGCCCCACGGAAGCCGGGGCGCACCGCCACAACGAGAGCGTCATGGTGGGCGACGGCGCCATGTTCGTGCTGTACCCCATCGACGGTGACGCCTCCGGCAACCGCACCGTGCGGATCACGGATGTGGACGCCGAAAACAGGCGATTCACCGTCACCATCTATGACAAGGATGTGCTGGGCGAGGTCTATGAGCTCGAATCGCACACCGTGGGCGTGGATGAGGACGACAAGGACGATATGGGCCTTTCCGCCTATATCGAAACGGTTTTCGAGCGCGAAAGCGAGCGTTTCCGCGTGGATTACATGGAAGGCCTTGCCTGGGAGGATGTGTTGCCCACCCTGCAGGCCATCGCCACCACGCGCACGACGACCAACGACTTCGCCTTCACGGGCGGTACGGCAGGCGACGAACCCGACGTGACCGACTGGCAGGCCGGTGTGGACATCTTCCGCAACGAGCGCGTTGCCTGCAACCTGCTCTTTGCGGCGGGCATCTACGACCAGGACATCATTGTGGCGCAGGCCGGTGTGGCCGATGACCGGCACATCGCCTACTTCTATGACGTGCCGCCGGCCCTCAAGAGCGCGGAAGCGATGGCATGGGACAAGTCCCTGGGGCTCACCAGCCGCCATGCCCGCGCCTACTATTCCCCGTACTCCGCCAACGACCAGTGGCGCGGCGGCAAGTGCGTGTGGGGCGTGTCCGGCGCGATGGCTGCGGCCAAGGCCCGCTGCAACAAGATCGTGACCGTGGGCTCCACGCCCGGCGTTCACTATGCCCCCGCAGGCGAGGCGCGGTCATACCTGACGCGCACGGGCATCAAGGCCCTGTTCGAGGAAGACCGCATCAACCGCGACGACCTGTACGATTCGCGCATCAACCCCATTCTGCCCATAACGTCGGGCGGCTGCGGGGCTGATGACGATCTGGTGCATTGGTTCAAGACCAACTATCTGCGCTTCGGCTGGATCAACGACGTGCTCGACTACATCGACCACCGCTTCTACGAGGCGGCGCAGCAGATGAAGTTCGAGCCCGACGGCCTGACCCGCCAGGGCCTTTTGGACATGACCACGGCCATCATGGAAGACCTGGTTACGTCCGGCGCCCTGGTGGCCCCCCGTGACCCGGAACGCGACGGCAACAGCCCCTACATCATCAAGGTCGAGCAGCTTGAAATCGACCTGTGGAAGGTGACGTGGGAAATCTGCATCACCGGCGCAGCCCGCCGTATCGCAGGCCAGCCGAAGCTCATCAAGTAGGAGTGACCTCATGGGAAACAATATCTTCGACACCGGCATTGATGACTACATGTTCCCCGTCACGCGGAAGGGCATGAGCGAGGCCGGCATGGTGCTGGAATCCGCTGGCAGCGAGGGCAACAAAGGCGACGACGGCGAAGGGACTGACGCGGTTTCCGACGCCGCAATCACGGCCGCCCGCTCCCGCGCCATGAGCTCCGTGCTCACCTGGCTGGACGAAGGCGACTACAGCTACAACGCACTCGACGAAGTGGTGGTAGTCGCCGCAGACATTGACGGCGACTGGGAGCTCTCCGACGGCGAGGAGGAGGAATACGGCGACATCTGGGATCAGATAGGCGACGCCCTGCTGACCCTGGGCGCGGAGTTCAATGACGTGCAGGCCCTTGTGGACGGCCCCGGCAAGAAGGCCGATGAAGCCGCCGCCCGCATCGGCGCCGCCCTCTCCAAGGAGATGGAGAGCGTTGAGGCCGAGGATGCCGACATCATCGCCGGGTTCGCCCTTGGCGAAGACGCCATCCTTGAAAACGCCGCCTATGATGAAGCCCTGCACGGCGTGCTGGAGGCCACCTATAAGCGCAAGAAGGTGGTGCGTGACGGTAAGGTGAAGATCGTGCGCAAGCGCGTTTCCGGCAAGATCCGGCTCTCTGCTGCGCAGAAGGCCGGTCTGCGAAAGGCCCGCCGCAAGGCAAACACAGCCGCCGCCAAACTCCATCGGCGCAAGTCCATGAAGCTGCGCGAGCGCAGGGGTCTGTAGTCCGTGGCGGACGAGGAACGCCAGATTCAAAACCAGCAGCTTGACGGGAACGCCAAGCTCGTCGGCAACACCGACAAACGCTTGAGCGATTCCCGCAAGTGCTGGATCAGCGACGGGGATACGACAGTCTGCGGCGTCTATGGGCCGGGCACCAGCATGGAAATAACATCCAACTGGCAGCAGCCGTTGGAAGAGGCCACGCCCGGCAAGGCCATCGGGACGGCCGCCGGCGGCGTTGCCCAGATTGCCACCGGCGGCAAGACCATGATCAAGGCCATCAACACGCGCCAGACGTGGCTTGGCAACTCCCCGACGCAGTTCAACGTGGAATTGCAGCTTTACGCCCTGCAAGACCCGGACAAGGAAGTCATGCAGCCCTTGCGGGCCTTGGAACTGTTCATAGCCCCGGACGTTGCCATGTATTGGGGCGTCGGACAGATAGCCAAGGCTCTGCAACTGGATATAGGGCGGCAGGTAATCTACCAGTTCCTTATCTTGAACAGCATTTCAGTGCCGTTCGACAAGGAAACAGACTCAAAAGGCCGTTTTGTGCGCTGTACCGTTAATCTTTCCATGTCCACCATGACGATGGTCACAAAGGACATGTTGAAAAAGGGGTATGGCATAAAATCCGGCTTTCAACAAAACAACTAGCGTCAAGGATGAAAGACAATGGCGAATATCTCTGACGTTCACGGCAATGTGCCCGTCATCAAGAAGGGCTACAAAAAGCTGCTGGGGCTTGGTGAAGGCGTTGCGTCTGATGAGTTCATTATGACCTTCGAAGGCAACTCGGACATGCGCTTTCTGGTGCAGTCCACGCAACTGCCCGCGCTGCTCCGTGAAAACATCGAAAGCTACGGCCCGCAGGGTGTGCAGTTCAACCAGCAGGGGCGTTTCAAGAACGCCCAGGATGTGCCCATCACCTTCAAGGAAACCATCAAGGGGCATACCTATCAGTTTATCCGCGACCTGGTGGCCAACAAACGCTATATCACCATCAAGCTCACCACCGCCGGAGAGTCTTTCCTGGACGGCAATTCCCATACAGCCCTGCGCCTGGAAGACTGCTGGATCGAGCTGGAAGGCGTTGACCTGTCCGTGGAAGACGGCGCGACGCTGGTGCGTCCGTCAGGCACCATCCATGCCAACTGGTGCTCCTGGGCTGATGACGATTCCGGCAACCAGGGCCTTTCCCTGAATATCTGAAGGGAGACCAGCCATGACGCCGGCTGAAATTCTTGAAGATGCGAAGTCGCGCTTCATGGTGCTGTACCACGATGATCCTGACGCGCTTGCCCGGCTTCTTCGGCAGGCGTTGGGCAAGTACCAGGACAAGGCTGGGGTGATTTTGGAGGCATGGCAAGAGGGAACAGCCTTCAAAATCCCCCAGCACTTCCACACGGTTGCCGGGTGCTGTGATACGCGACGCCGATATGTCCCGTGGAGGTACGGGACAGCCGAAAATGAGGCCGGGGAAACGGTCAGGGTTATCGAACTGGATGTCGGGAAGCGCCACGCCGCGCCGTACTGCCTCTATTTTTTCTGCGACCTCCGCAACTGGGACATGGATGAACCCTTGCCTGGCGACTGCGACGCACTGCTGTGCGACTACCTTGAGGCCTTGATCGCCCTGCAGAACACCAAGCGGGAGCGCGAGGCCTATCTGACGGCAGGCATGGCCGAGGCGGCCCAGACCTTGCCTGTTGAGCAGGAGCTGCGGCAGCGCGTTGCCGAACTGGAAGCGGCGATGGAGGACAACAAAGCCATCGTGCCCCCGGCATCCATGTTTTGACGGGGTGGAATATGGCAATCGGCGAATATGCAATTCGCTCCGGCAGCGCCTTGGGCGCCACAGCAAAGCAGATTGCGAGCGGCGCGGCCCGCACCGTGGTGCGCAGGGCCGAAGGCTATGTTGTGGGCAGGGTGCGCAACGCTCTTGATTCCGTTTTGTCGCAGATTCCCGGCGGGCTGCTCACCATTGCCAACCCCGCGGAAGATTTCAACCGGCTGCGCCACATCAACCATCAGCTTGTCCATACGGACTTCCAGGGGGAATGGAATTTCCGTCTGGAAATTGAGGGCGCGCCGGAAGACTTTGATTTTTACGTTAAAGACATCACCTATTCCCACTTTGACATTGCCACGGACGAAGAACGCTACGGCGCGGCAAGCGCCTCATGGCCGACAGGCGACCAGCCGTTACGCATTTCCTTCACCATGCGGGACAACATTGACGGCCGCAATTCCGTGTATTTCAGCACATGGTGGGGAAGCGTTATCAGCAACAACGGCACTGTGGGGCTCCCGCTTGGCCCCAAGGGCTATGTCAGGGCGGCAAGGATTTACAATATCGACGTTGAAGGCAACGAAACGCCGTCCTACGGCATGAACGTGTACCCCATTCAGGTTGGCGAATTGTCGCGCTCGCGGGAGAACGGGCAGTTTCTCGAAATTCCCGTGACGCTGGTGCAGTTCTCCACAATCATGTAACCCGCCCCGACCTGCCGCAGGGGCCAACAAAGTGAGGATGCCATGCTGTGCGAGTTCAATCTTCCCTCTAACCCTGAAATCAAGGTGCGTCTGCGCGAGGCCACGGTTGCCGAGGCTATTGATTTTTCCTCCATAGACCCGGACTGTGAGGAAGAGGCCACATCGCTTTTTCTTGAAAAGGTGCAGGAAAAGGAAACCTACTCCGACCCGCGGGCGTGGACGGGCGAGGACAGGCGTTACGCGCTGTTCATGTACTATGTGCATACCTCGGACTACAAGACCATCCCCCTGACGTACACCTGCTCAATATGCGGAAAGCAGCACACCCAAGATATTTCACTTGCGTCCATCCTTGAAAACTACACCCCCATGGACGGCTCTCCGTTCCGCGACTTCCCGCATGACGGCCACAATGTTGTCATTCATCCTCTGACGGGTGCAGACCTGGAGGACATCGAAAAGTACCGCTACGACCTGCTGCTGACAGAACAACTCTTGGAGAAGAACCGCGACAACTTGCCCAGCGCGGACATCAAGCGCCTGGAAGCCGATCTGCGGGCCAAGCGCGTCCGCATGGCCATGCTGCGTGTCATCTGCTGCATCGACATGCCATATCTGGACGAACAGGGGACGCCGCGCAGTCGGCGCGGAGCGGTGGAAACCAAGATCAAGGCCATGCCCGCAGGGGAATTTCGGGAGTTCATGGGGCGCGTTGAAAACGCCCTTGTCGAGATGCGGCACGGCTTGAGCACGGAATATGTGAACGGGCGCATCGTGCTGCTTATCCCCGACGTTCGCTGCGACGAACACCCGGAGCTGCCGGGGGTGCTCCTGCGGTATCCGTTTCGGTTTGGCCAGGTCGTTCCTACCATTTGACGAAAACGGCTGGAACATCATCATCGAAAATCTGTGCCTCTATGAGGGGCAGAACATGGACGGCATCCTGAAAAGCCCCGTGACCCGTGTGGCCAAGCTCAACGTGGGGGCTGTGAATAAAGCGAAGACGCTTGCAAAACTGCGCAAGGGTCGCAAGTGATGGCAGATACCCGGAATCTTCTTTCCTCCATTTTCGAGCGCAGCCTGTCCCTGGACAGACGGGATGCCCGTGACGGATTGACGCCGCGGGCCATGGGCCTTTGGGAGCGCATGGCGGCGGATCTGGACGAAATTGCGGCAAACACCCGCCGGGGGATTGCCGGCAGGGGGAACGGCTCTGTCGTCATGGCGACGATCGCAAGACCGGGACGGGGGGAGGCCGAGCGCACGGCAGGCCCGATTGCCAGAACGGGGCGACGCGAGTTCACTCCTGGGCGGGTCGGGAATGCCGGGCGGAACCAGATGCCCCCTGCAACAACGCGGGCAACCTCGTCAATGGCGCACAATATCGCCGCCACTGCGACCGAAAGACCTGGGGGGCATGGATCCGCGCCAATTCGCCGCAGGGATGACCGGGGCCGTTTCGTTTCCGGTCAGGCCGCCGCAGGGCCAACGCTCTCCCAACGCGCCGGCAGCGAGGCGCGGGCGGAAAGAAATGCGGAACGATCTGCGGAACGCCAGGGAGGGCTGGTCGCGGATGCTGTCATGTCCGGGCTGGGCAAGCTGCGCGGTCTTCTTTCCACGGGCAAGGAAGCGGTCACGGAGAACAGCGATCTCAAGGACGCCGCTGGGCTGGCCTTGGGCGGCCCGTTATACAGCGTTGCCAAAGAGCTCAAGGAAGCCATGCCGGATTCCGTCAGAAATGCGATGGATGAACGCAAGGCCCGCAAGGAAGAAGCGCGCGACATAGCCCGCGCGGTAAAGGCTGACGGCGGGAGGGAGCGGGACGACAAGGGGCGGTATAAGCCGGATCAGGATTCAGCGCGACGCGAAACAGCCCAGATTGAAGTTGCCCAGGCGGAACTTGCTCTTGAGGAACGGGAGGCCAAGGCCGACGCGAAACGCCACAAAGAGCTTGTCAGGGCCGTCAAGGCCAACCACAGGGGCCTGCTTGACCGTTTCATGGATGCCCGGATGCTGGGGCGCAGAGGGCGTGACCGCATCATACGCGAGGGGCCCAGAGGCCGAGGCTCTGCCGTGGACGTGGAGCGACGGCGGCGCGGCGGCGGGCGTGACGTTGACATAGGTGTTGACGGCAGGCGCAGGCCCGGAAGTCGGGGACGCTCTGTTGCGGCAGAGATCGACCCTCGCCGCGGCGGCGGTCGGGCCGGGGCGCGGGCTGCTGGGCGGAAGGGGCTGCTTGGCGGGCTGGCCGCTGTCGGCGGCGGCATGGGGCGCGCCGCTGCCGGAGCCGGGCGGGCCGCGTCGGGTGTTCTGGCCATGGGCGGCAAGGCCGCCGGAGGACTGTTGCGGGCGTTGCCCGGCATCGGACAGGTTCTTGCCCTTGGCATGGCCGCATACGACGGTTTTCAGGGCTGGAACGACAAGGACTTGCATCGGGAGGCCTTCGGCCTGAAAGAGGGGCAGGAAGCCACCACGGGGCAGAAGGCCGCCGCGGCAGGGGCAAGCATCCTCGACATGGGTGGGCTGACAAGCGGCCTGCTGGGGCTGTTCGGCATTGAGTTCGACAAGGCGGGCGTTGCGCAGGGGCTCTACCAGTTCGGCTCGGACATCGCCACGATTGCCGGAAATTTCAAGCAGGAATTTGACAGGCTGCTGCCTGAAGTCTGGACGGGCATACAGAATCTTGGTTCCCAAGTCTGGGAAGGCGCCAAAAACATAGGCGGGAAGCTGGCGGACTTTGCCGCGGGCACCCTCGAAAGCGGCATGGGGATGCTCTCCGGCCTGTGGGAGGGGGGCAAGGCATTCATCGGCGACATCTGGGGGAAGCTGGGCAATTTCGCGTCAAGCGCCATCTCCGGGGCCGGAGAGATGCTTTCAGGGCTATGGAAAAGCGCGACTGAATTGCCTGGGAAAATCAAGGATTTTGCCGCCAATGCCGCAGAAAAAGGCGGGCAGTTGTTTTCTTCCGGGCTGGAATGGGCTAGGGAAAAAGCTCATTCGGCCTGGGAGGGCACAAAGAATTTCGCATCTTCCGCATGGGAGGGCGCCAAGGGGCTTGGCGGCAAGCTGTGGGGGCGGCTTGGCCCATCCGAGGCCCATGCGGACGAGTTGCCCAAAAATCCGCAAGAGCGCCAGCGTGTCATAGAAGAAGCACAGCGGCGGCAGCAGGACATGGCCCAGGCGGCACAACAGCCGCAAGCCGCACAGCAGGCCATACTGCCGGCATCGCAGAAGGAGGCGTTGCCTCCGACATCCGTTCCCATACAGCCCACGTTTTCTGTTCCCCCGGCTCCGGCCATGCCCCCTGCCCCAGCATTGCCATTGGAGCAAGTCCATATGGTGCGCGAAGCCAATGACGCGCAGGAGAAACTCAATGAGAATATGGAAGCCCTGACGGCAGCCGTCAAAGAGCAAACCCGCCTTATGGATGAAGAACGGCAGGCCCAGTTGTTTGGGGATAATCTGGGTTTTTCTGCGGCAGTCGCAGATTTCAAGTCAGCGGTGCAGGATGTTCAGAGGGGCGGGCAAGGGTATATGCGCGGCACCTATAACGAGGGGGGCGCTCCGGATCCGAATTTTTATGGAAATCTGCCCACACAATCGCAAATGGTCAAGGCAGACGCGCAACCAATGTTTGTGCCGGAACAGGGTAAGGAAAAGCGCGGCATCCGCAATAACAACCCAGGGAATATTGACCGTCTCAAAGGAGAACGGTGGGTAGGCGAGATCAATAATCCGAACGAAAGCCGCCATGCTACCTTCATCACGCCGGAACATGGACTGCGCGCCCTTGGCCGCAATTTGATGAGTTACAAGAGCAAGCATGGTCTTGATACCATCAACGGCATTATCGACCGCTGGGCGCCTCCGAACGAAAACGATACCGAAGGCTACAAAAAATTTGTGGAGCAGAAGCTCGGTGTGGATCGCAACGCCAAGCTGGACATGAAAGATCCTAAAGTGCTCACGGCGCTTGCCCATGCCATTGTGAGGCGTGAAAACTCTGTAGACCCTTATACAGATGAACAATATCAAAAGGGTATAGAAGCCGCATTGGGTATGCGAGAACTTGATATTCCCGAAGCGGTGCGGATGAAGCTGGCCGACGTTTCCCCATCTGTGGCTGCCGCAGCGCAAAACGGCAATGTCCCATCTATCGCTGCACAGACGGGCGTGAAGCTCAAAGAAGACGGTTCCATTGATTTATCTACGCTCAAGGGATTGCAGTCCATTGGTTATGACAGTGGAAACGTCAATATCAAGGACATGGATCCTGAAACAGCGGCCCGCATGGCAGCCTTCGCCCAAGAGCATGAGCAGATTACAGGCGAGAAACTAATCATTTCAGAAGGCTATCGCAGCTACGACGAACAAGTACGCCTTCGTAACAAACTTGGCGCAGGACTTGCCGCGACGCCTGGAAAATCAAACCACGGGACAGGCGTTGCCTTTGACATCAAGGCTGGCGGAGTTCGATCAGGCGGTCAAAATATTAAGCGTTTGGAAGCTATTTACCGTAGCAAGGGATTGGATTTTGGTAAGCAACTTGAAAAATATGGCCTGTATCGGCCACTCTTAAATGCCAAAAATCCAGAAAACTGGCATATTGAGGCCCTGGACAGAAAAACAGTGGCCATGCAGCAAGACCGAGCTGCACTGAATAGTGGGAAACGTAAAGGCTCCGCATACATCAGCGATGCCGAGCGAAAGCTATATATGCCTGGGACGCCTGCAGCACTTTCTACCGCAGTGGCCGAGGGTTCCCAACCGCATCCAGTATCAAATAGCGCCGGCCCCAGCGGGGTACCCAAACCTCAAATGACACCGCAGCCCGTGGCCGCCGCCGAAGACAAAGCACGGCCCGCTACTGCTCGGCCTGCTATTTCGGCCCAACCAGCCCTTTCGCCACAGACGCCGCAAGCAGCAGCGATACCAGCGGCGGCGAGTGCCGCTTCAACGAGAAAGCCGGAGCGGGTTGAATCCGTGCGCGTCATTGACCCTGAACGTGATGCAAAACCGGGCGGAGGCGGCGACAATTCCGCGCTTCTAGCGATGTTGGGCAAAATCCTGACAGCCATTGAGGCAAACGGGCGTCGGGCCGCCGCGATGGCGAAGGGAAGCGGGGGTGACGGAATGCCCTCCATCAGCACGGAGTACGATGATCCTGCGGCGCAGGGCATGGCCAAGGACGCGGCATAGCGAGGCGATGACATGGCATTTGAGGAAGCAAGCTGGCGGATGCGTTCCGCGCCCGCGTCGGACATGGCCCGGACGCTGGAAGGCAACGCCATGTCAGAGCGGATTCAAGAATGGCTGGCCACCCCGGAAGGCACGGTCGCCAACAATCCGTCCTGGGGGCACAACCTGTCCAGGTTCAAGCACGATCCGCTGTCGGAAGGAAACGGCCTTGAAGTGCAGATTGAACTTGCTCTTTCGCGGAAGATGCCCCTGGACATAGACGACCTGCGGCTTGTTGCCGTCAATGTGGAAGTCAGGGACATTGACCTTGCGCATGTGGTCATTGTCCACCAGTACGGACAGGAAAACCTGCAAATCAAGCTCTAGGGGTGCGCGCAATGATACTTTCCGATGCGGCTTTCGAGAGATTGAAAACAGAACTCGCCGGCATGGATTCATGGAAAGACCTCACTGGCTCGCAATTCGTCAAGCATCTTGCCATCTTCATTGGATGGGCCATTGAAGATGCCGCCAATAAAGTCGAGCGTGCCAGGCATGAGGCATTCATTGACACCGCGCTGAACCGTTCCTCCATCCTCGCGCACGGCGAAGGCATGGAATATATGCCCCGTAAGCCCATTCCGGCTGCGGGACGGGTCACGGTGACAAATCAGGGAGAATATCCCTTTACTCTGGTGCGCGAGCGCGAGTTTATGTCGGACGCGCAGGTTGTGTTCACGCTGACCGACACCATAACCGTCCCCGCCGGCGGCAGCGTGGACGCGCCGGTGGAACAACGCAGCAGGGAAACTCTGGAATTTGCCATCGACGCGGCCACGCCGTTCTATGAACTGCTCCTGGGGCGTGACATCTCGCGCCATGTGGTGTCTTTTCGGGTATTCGTGGCCGAAGACGGGGAGAACTACGTCGAGTGGAACTATGACCGGCTGCTGACCAATTCCTACTCCGATTCTCTGGTGTTTGACGAGTTCTACCATTTCACCGACCAGATAGGCATACGTTTCGGCAACGGCGACTTCGGCAAGATACCCGCAGCAGGCTCCAAGGTGCGCGTGGATGTCGTGCTCACTGACGGGAATGTGGTGCTGCTGGAAAAACAGACGCTTTATCCCGTTGATGAAATCACGGATGATATGGGCCAGATTGCCGCAGCGCAAATTGCGGTGTCGCAGACCATCCAAAACGGCGTCAATCAGGAAGACACGGAAGAGATGCGGCGCGATCTGCACTATGCGCCTGTGTATAATGAGCGTCTTGTATGGGACAATGACTACAAGTATTTCCTGCGGCGACGTTTCCCTGAAATTGTATTTGCTGTTGCCTGGGGCGAGGAAGAAGCCGAAAAAATGTGGGGATACGACATAAACCATATCAACAAAATATGGATATGCGCCTATTCTCCAAAGCGCGACATCAAAGACGTTGCCATGCAGGCGATACGCGATGTTCCGTTCATGTGCCGCAATTTCCAATGGTACGAGCCGGAGCATATTGAATTTTCCCTGAATATTACCGGGAAGGTGCTGAAAGATTGCGTCCTGTCGGAAGTAAAGTCAGCCATCGTAAACGCGCTGGATGCCGCCTACGGCAAGACATCACCCACACGGCGGGACGTGGTGCTCTTGCACGAGGTCTATGAGGCTGTCTATTCCACAGGTTACTTTGAAAAGGATTCCGGGGCATGGTTCGAGGCCACCATACAGGGGCAGCCCAAGGCGGATCTCATTTACCAGATGGTCAGCATTGACATGGACGCCACGGTCATTGAACTTTCGTACAGGGACGGATAGGCAGAATTTAATTTCACCCTCCATATCTGGCATATTTAGACAGTTTTTTATTGTTCCCTCTTGCCATGTGTTTTTACCCTTGTCGGAACTGAAACAATCAGGCCGCCAAGGGTATTTTCTTGAACAACTGGCTTGTAAACCGCCTCACGCCTGCGAAGGCGAAGGAGCCCAGGTGGGCCGACTTCGCCACAGCCTTGGAACGTCTCTGGGAAGATTTTTTTGACCCGGAGATGTCCAGGCTCGAACGGCTGCGCTCTTCCTACACGGCGGACGATGCCGACCTTGCCAAGAAAATCCGCCAGATGGGCGACTATTTCTCTTTCGAGATGCCGAAAGAGGCTGACCGTCCCATAGCCCTGGCATGGCGTCGGCTCGAAATTGAATACAAGGACATGGAGCTGATTCTGCGCTCCGTGTTCCGCAGGCACTTCGGCGATTTCCCGGTTGAGTGGTATCCGCTCTTTGCTCCTTCCGCCAAGGAATATGGCACCGAGTTCATCACAAGTGATTACCTGCTTGAGGATGCGTGGTCGAAGAATATTCCGCCGGACGGGTATTTTCTCACATCGCGCGGCATCGTGGGCGTGGACAAGCTGGGGCTCTTTCGAGAGGGCCTTTCCAAAGACCGTTTCCGCGACGAGGCGCACCCGCTGGTGGTTCGCACAAAGCCGCTCCATATCGTCTTTGACGGCTTTCTTTGGTTCATTCGGTACGACCTGGGCGTGTTTGACCCAGCCATGTCAGTGACGTGGGACAACTGCCACAGGATAGAACTTCAGTTCGGGCCGCTGGGCGCCCGCTACGACTACACTCCTGCAGACGTGCGCCATGCCGACATTGGCGTTTTCGAGATGCCGCGCGACGTTTCGCGGCATGTCGCCATAGCCTTTTGGGCTGATTCGGACTGGCACCTCGACCGTTTTCTCCCCGACGGATTCGGCGACCTGCTGCCGCTTGATCTTGTGATGCCGGGGCGAGAACTCATGGCGCCGCAGCGCCTTTCCACCGTCTATGCCGAAGGCGAACGGCTTGTTTGCGTCCCCCTCTCTGCTCCTGCCATGTCGTTGAGCGGCAAGCGGGGCAGGACTTCGACCGTGTACGCTGCGCCCGGCACGCTCAAACGGCATGGGGAAACCGAACGGAGCCAGGGCATACGTTTTCTTGACGTATCCGCATGGCGCCTCGACCGCTACCTGCCTGACGGCTTTGGCGATTTGCTCCCTCTCGACAGAGTGCGAAGCGGCAACGAGGCGGCTGATACGTCAGCCATCAGCATGGTGCTGCGCGAGCTCGAAAAAAGCGTTGCGCTGGATTTTCAACATGCGCTCGGCATCCAGCAGGAGCGCAAAACGCGCGCATTCACTGTGCCTGCATCGTTCATCTGTTCCACGGCTTCCGAAAGATGCCGTTTTCATGCCGCAATGCCGGCTTTTGAGGAGATGGAAAACCCGCTTGACCGTCTCCCCGGTGAAGACGGCATCAGCGTGGATTTTGCCCCGCTTGATTATCCCTATGGAGGGTATGTGTGATGTCGGACGGAACTGTCTATCAGCGTTCCAAGCTGCTGAATAAATACTATGAAAAGGTCGGCATGGCGGCCGCCGGGCAAGGTGTCTGCCCCCGTTTTGAAGAGTTCCGGGCGGGCTTTGGCCTCGTCGATGTTTCCGACCCGGACGCCCCTGTCCTGCTCGACATCCCAGCCAACATGACTGACGTGCCGGAAGAATTTTACCGGGGAGCCGTGGAGGCCGAGTATTCCAACGGCGTCACCGTCTGCAAATGCGAAATACCCGCCGGCGCGGTATCGACCCCCCATAAATACAACCTCATTGGCATCTACGACCAGGACGGCGATCTGGTTGCGGTCTGCACGACGTTTCCCGACTGGGTGACGCCGACCGAGGCAGACCGCAGTTACCCGGCGCTCACATTCCCCGTGGAAGCCGTTGAAGGGACGGAGGGTTAACCATGAGTCAGTCCATCGAAACAATGTCCGCGCCTGTGCTGCGCCAGTCGGTGCGGTTTGGCGAGCGGTATGTATCCAGCGCCCTTAACCGTAAACTTGCTGGCATTCTTAGCCCCGGCGTGTACCGCGGCTTCGTGGTCAAGCCCGGCGGGGCAGGCAAAGTGCTTGTCACGCATGAGGACGGCTCCTCCCGCAGCGTCGCCGTTGTGGAGCGCGATGGCTACAGCCTCACTGTCACCATGGACGACCCTGGGTATGTGGAAATCCCGGCGTCCGGCACATGGCATATCGTCATTGAGGCATTCTACGTCGAAACGCAGCCCGGCTATCAGCGAATTGTGGCGAGAGAAAAACTGAATGACCACCATATTCTGCTCGCCACAGTTACTGTTGAGGATATTTCTTCTGACATCACGGATGACATGATCAATGTTGATAGGCGTGATGTCGCAGAATCAGTGCAGATATTTGGTTTTGTGCAGCATTCTTTGATTCGAGAGGCAAGGGCAACGGCTTCCAGAATACGTTTAATCAGGAACAGTATTTTGGAATCGCTGGCGAGAATTGATCTCAAGAATGATGTTGAATTTGCCAAGATGCAGGAAATGTTGCGATTTGTTCATACTGCAAAGCATAACATTATTTTAATGCGCCGCATTGCAAGTGTTGAACTGGCGTTAGCTATGGGTATCGGCAACAGCGTCATACCTGTGTTCACAGAAACTTTATCCCCTGCTGGATATACAGCTGTCGGAGGGGCAAAAATTGCTCCTATCTCTATCGTTGATAACAAATCAGTTGCACCTGAAGATGCTGCGCTGATAGTCAATATTACACATATAGACTAAACGGGGGTGCATTATGGTAGATCTAGCGCATTTTACACGCAATGGGAAACCCCTAAAGACACCGACAAGTGAAGTCTATGACGAGGAAACAAAAAAATATCTCCCAACCATTTTGTCTGAATTTAAGCACGAGATGCAGTCATTGAGACAGGCCGTTCAAGGGAACACGAAAAGCTTTGTCGCTCCCGACATTGCCGCCCGTGATGCTCTGACCGGCATGAACGTCGGTGACCAGTGCTGGGTGCTCGACGCCAGCGCCGACAACACCGTCGCTGCCGGTGCGGCCGGTTATGTCTGGCAGGGGGCATCCTCTGGATGGGTCAAGACAACAGAGAGTGAAAGTATGGATGACGCCCTCCATGTAACCACGCTGCCAACGTCCATGCCGGAAGGATTGCGGGATGGAGGGAGGCTGACTGTGGATATTGAAAAAATATAAGTCAATCCGGCCAAAGCATTGGGCCGAGGCCATGTCCAGTGATTGTTACTCCGGAGACAGCACTGGAACAAAATAAAGCACAGGAGTGTAAATCATGCCCTTTTCCATTTCCGAAACCATCAAGAAGGTCGTCAACTTCCGCCGCTCCGGCGACACCCTCATCAAGGAACATGCCGAAACCGACGGCGGCATGGTGCTGCTCACCGCCCAGAACGGCGTGACCGGCGCCAACGCGCAGGCCGAGTTCGAAGCCATCCGTACGCTCATCTCTGGCATGCAGAGCACCATCGACGGGCAGACCAAGATGTCCGTCGTGGCCAACATTGCCGCCCGCGACGCCCTGACCGGCATGAACGTGGGTGACCAGTGCTGGGTGATCGACGCCAGCGCCGACAACACCGTCGCTGCCGGTGCGGCCAAGTACATCTATCAGGACACCACCAACGGCTGGGTGAAGACTGCCGAGGCGGAATCCATGGATGTGACCGTGAACTGGGGCGATGTGCAGAACAAGGAAGTGGACGTGCTGCACGTCGCCAGCACGCCCGAAACCATGCCCGAAGGCATCGCCGATGGTGGCCTGGTAATCGTGGAACAGGCCTAACCAATTCGCCCGCGCAGGCGGGCGGGATATAAAACCGCCAGCCTGCGCGGGCATTGCTGTGTTTCATCATAAGGGGATGTACCCATGCCCTTTTCCATTTCCGAAACCATCAAGAAGGTCGTCAACTTCCGCCGCTCCGGCGACACCCTCATCAAGGAACATGCCGAAACCGACGGCGGCATGGTGCTGCTCACCGCCCGGAACGGCGTGACCGGCGCCAACGCACAGGCCGAGTTTGAGGTTGTCCGTAGAGAACTGAATAGCCATGTTTCCGGTGAATGTTCCACGGCGGCTGGGACAACGGAAAAAGTCCTTAATGCCAGCAACTTCATCCTGCGCAAAGGTGCAACGGTTATTGTAAGGTTTGCCAACACAAATACTGCAAATAATCCCACGTTGAACGTCAACAACACGGGTGCGAAGTCAATATATTTTCAGGGCGCAGCTATTGAAGCGCGCGCACTCATGGCAAACAATACATATCTGCTGTATTACAATGGTGAACAGTATGACTTGATTTCTGCTGATATCATCACTGCCTATCAGACGCAGCTTGCTGAATATTACACACTGCTTACAAATATGGCAGCGCGTGTGTCAATATTAGAAACGCGCCTTGCAGAAATAGTTTCATGGTGCGCTTCAGAGCTGGGATACGAGGAAAGCCAATCGTAACCAATAAAAAGCGCGGTGACACCGCAAAAGGAGTTTGACTATGGCCACCTCCGACGAATTGCTCGCGGCGATTCAGAACTGCGAGGAAGAACTTGAGGAAACCTCTTCCGTATTGCGGCAGTCCGCAGAGCTTTTGGGCAACGCAGTACACAAAGTGAATAATGAGACCATCGGCGGCGTTAAAACCTTCACATCATCCCCAGTGCTTCCCGCACCTACGGCGGCCAACCATGGGGCGAATAAGAGTTATGTGGACACTGCTGCCACTGACGGGAAAAGCTGCGCCAACCTCATCCTTCGCAGCTCCGACACCGGCGACGACGTGGCCGCCGCCCACAACTGCATCTACCGCGGCAAGAATCTGACCAACGTCTATACGCTGGCCGAGCTGTCCGCGAAGCTGGCCGCAGGGGACTTCTCCGACCTCTACATCGGCGACTACTTCACCAGGAAGTTCACGCACGGCGGCAGCACGGTCGATGTGAACTTCCGCATCGCCCATTTCAACTACTGGAAGTACATGGGCGCTGTTGACGCCACCAACGGCCTGGCCATTGACGGCAGCAATCCGAACACCATCGGGCAAACCACGGCAAATCATCTTATCCTCATGCCCGACACCTCGCTGTTCAGCGCCCAGATGAACCCCACCAACGACACGACCGGCGCACTCCGCGGCTGCGCGTTGTGGGCGACCCTGCAGAACACCGTGTACGGCGAACTGAACGCTGCGAACTGCATGGACGGCCACATTGTCGGGCACAGCGATTGGCTGACAACCGGCGTTAATGCCACTGCCGACAGCATGGCAGGCTCCGCCCTGGTCGGCAGCTCGAATGCCAGCGCGTGGGCCGATGAGCTCATCGGGCTGTGTTCCGAACCCATGGTGTACGGCGGCACGGTCTGGAGTTCCTCCGCCCGCGATGTCGGCTGCAAAAAGGCGCAGCTTGCCCTGTTTCGGCTCGACCCGACGTGGATCAACGGACGAGCGGCCCGCTACGCCTGGTGGTTGGGCGCGGTGGCGTCGTCGACGGCCTTCGCCTATGCCGACAGCCGCGGCGGCGGTGCGTACTACGCCAGCGCGTCCCACTCGCGCGGTGTCCGCCCGTTTTTCCTGTTCGCGTAAATCTTCAATCCCCGCCCCCTTGTGGGGCGGGGATGCCATACAGGGCAAGATATGTCAGTGCCGGTCAGCAAGCGCACATTGTCAGATTTGGAGTTCTACCACACCGCATTCAAGATGCGGCTGGCGTTCACCAATCTGCTGCTGCGTGATTTTGCCATCAAGGACAAGGTGCGCAATCTGCAGGTTCTATCGGGTATGCGCGGCATGTCCGAGGAGGACACGCGGGCGCTTGCCGAGATTGCCGAGAAATACGGCTTCAAGCAGCCGGTCATCGAACGGTATCCGCATTGGTTGATAGACCACTTTCGGGAAACCATTTTGGGATTGCTCCGTGACCTGATGCAAAACATCATCGGGGCTAACACCATCTATGCGATAAACGAGAGGGAATATCTGGAACGCCGCTCCATGCAAAATCGCGCAATCATAAACTGCGAGCAACTTTTGCAGGAGATGCAGTACGTCATCCATGTGATACCGTGCGATATTGAGAAATTCATGCCATATGTTGAGATGATAGAGAAGGAGATAGCGCTGCTCAAGGGGTGGCGCAAGTCCGACAACCGAATATTGGCGCAAATCAAGGAGGGCAAGCGGAAAGCCCCCTCCAAGAAAAGCCAGGGCTGACCTTGTAAGGCCCGCTACAACTGGTGGTTGGGCGCGGTGGCGTCGTCGACGAACTTCGCCAATGCCAACAACAACGGCAATGCGAACTACAACAACGCGTCCAACTCGCGCGGTGTCCGCCCGATTTGCTGTACTCGCACTATGTGTAGGCAGTTGCCGATGCGAGTAAACAGGAAAGGAAGGTCAGTCCTTCCCCGTGAGAGCGGGGTAAACACGAGCGCATGATGCCGTCTGACACGTCAGGCACGGCTGTGAACATGCCTCACCGTCTTATGAGAACCAACAGGGGCACGGTATGAGCTATCTGGATATTGTGAGCGACGCGAACAACCTGTTCGACGCCTTTCAGATGGCGAAACGCGGGAGCGACTGGAAAGCATCCACGCAGCGCTGCCAGATGAATTTGCTGCGCAACATCAGCCAGCTTCGCCGCGCCCTGCGGGACGGAACATACCGGCAAATGCCGTTTTTTGAGTTTGTCTTGGCCGAACGCGGGAAGGTGCGGCCCATCAGGTCACAACACATCACTGACCGCATTGTGCAGCGATCCTTGTGTGACAATGCCCTCATTCCCGCCCTCTCCCCATACCTGATATACGACAACGGCGCGTCATTGAAAAACAAGGGTGTGGATTTCGCGCGCAGACGCCTGAAAGTCCACCTTGAGAAGTTCCTGCGGCGCCACCCTGACGGGTATGTGTTGCTCATCGACTTCTCGAAATTCTTTGACAACATCCCCCATGCCCAACTTCTGGAAAGTGTGCAGCGCCGCCTGGGCGGCGACACATCGCTACGCCCGTTGTTGGAGCATGTCGTGTCGTCGTTCAGCCCCGACGTTTCTTACATGACCGATGCCGAGTACGCTTCGAGCGCGCATGTGCCGTTCAGCAGCATTCGGCACAGGGAACGCCAAGCCGCATATCAGGGGCCCACGGGCAGGCTGAAACTGTCCAAGTCCATGGGCATCGGCAGCCAGATTTCACAAATCGGCGGCGTGTTCTTCCCCACAGTGATCGACAATTATTTCAAGTGCGCCATGGGGTTCAAATACTACGGGCGCTACATGGACGACGTATATGTCATCCACAGCGACAGGCAACGCCTTATGGAAGCGCTTGGAGAGTTTGAGCGGCAAGCCACGGCGCTTGGCATGTTTGTGAATCGCAAAAAGACGCAAATTGTCCGGCTGTCGCATGGATTCACCTATCTGAAAACCCGCTACGCAGTTGTGGGCAGGCGGATAGCAGCGAGGGCCGACAACTCGGCCTTTGTGCGGGAACGGCGAAGGCTGAAGCGTTTTCGCGGACTGTTCGAACGCGGGCTGATGACGCGCAAGATGGTCAGCGATGCCTATCAGTCCTGGCGAGGGTCTGTGTTGCGGTACGCACATCGCAGACAGAACCTTCGCTTCACTGACAATCTCTACTTGCGGTTGTTCTACTACAACTGACAAACATCGAAGGAGAACACTATGCCTCTGACTGATGAACAGCGCATGGACATGGAACAGGAAATTCACGATGGCATGTCCAAGCTCACTTCGGGAGCGTCCGAAATCGGCGACTGGAAAGTTGCCAAATACCAGGAGTACGTCCTTGCCGGACAAGAACCACCCTATGACATTGCGGAGCTCCATGCCAAGCGGCAGGCCGTCCGCGACCGCATCAATGAACTCCGTGCCAAGCTCAATTCTTGAGCTTGTGGACTTGGTTGAGGCCCAAGCGGCAATCATCAAGCGGCAGCAATACGAAATTGAGCAACTCAAGATTGCCCTGGAAATAGATTGAGGCGTGGCGGGGCTCCAAACGGCCCCGCCACCAAACCGGGAGTGGCAATGAATCTCCGTGAATTTCTGGGCGGCGACCTCACGCCCATTGAGCATTGCGTGTACGCGGCGCTCATGCAGGGCGTAGTCACGCTGGCCCTGTGGTGGGTCTCCCCGGCCCTTGCCGTAGGTGCGGGAGCAGCCGCCCCGATTGGATTTTTCTTCGGCCGTGAGCACGCCCAGCAGCAGGACTTTTTCAGCGGGGCGGAGGATGCCGCGCTGGGCGACTGGGAAGCCGCCAAGTTCTGGAAATGGGACTACCCAAGCCGGATGGACCTGTATTGCCCGACTGTGACCACGCTGTTACTGGCCCTGCTGGCTCTTTTGGCGGTGTAGCATGATTCACGCGGCAATTTCCCTGCTGTTCTGCCTTTTCGTGGCGGCAACGCACGGCAACAGCGAAGCCCTGTTCCTGCCCGCCATCTGGTATATGGGCCGGGAGTTCGCGCAGGCCGAGTACCGCTACATCGCCGCCTACTGCGGCGGCAAGAGGGCCAACATGCCGTGGTACGGCGGGTTCCTGCCGGATGCGTGGACGGTCAAGGGCGTGCTGGACTGGCTGCTGCCTTCCCTCGTGTGTCTTGGCATGTGGACGCTCAACTATATCTGGGTGCAATGCTGACTGCGTTTGATCTGTTTTGGCTGTCCATATCTGCCAGATTTAGACAAATTTTTTTGGCAAGCCTTGCGCTGGCATGGCAGGATAATTCCCAAAAATACGGGAGAACGCCATGCCGCCCAAGAGCAATCAACTGGTGCTGCCCTTTGACAGATTGACCGAGAACGGGCTCAAGCCGATTCTAAAAAAATTTGCCAAGTTTGAATGCCCCGTTGCTTCCGTGGACGCCCCCAACAAGGCAAAGCGAGAGAGCGGGATGCTGGTTAAGAGCTTCACCCTGATCTTTGAGGACGGGCAGAAAATGCTTGTCAAGGTCAAGGCGGGCGGCACTATCTACCAAGTCAAGCTGAACAACAAGGTTGTCCCCGTGCGCAACGTGGACAACATGGACAAGGCCGTCGGCGAGATGATCGACTATGTTCACGACAACGCCAAGGCCTACGCAAGGGCGAAGATACAGCGAGAACGCCGCAAGATTCGTCCGACAAAACCCTCTGTCACAACCACTCGCCAAGAAAAGCTGGCCCAGGCCACCGAAGACCTGCAGCAGCTCACCCAGACCAACGCCGACCTTGAAAAACAGTTGGCCGACACCAACACCTCCACGGCAACGTCGCGCGCCGAACTCGCAGCCGCAGAAAAGGCCCTGGATGCCGAACGAAAGAAAACAGCGTCCCTTGAGGCGCAAATCGCCGAACTTGAGAAGGCGCAAGGAGCATAGCCATGTGTGAGCGCGTTGAGGCCATGAATCCCGTGTACGCCATGCGGATTATTGATTGCGATGATCTGCATCCTCGCGGATTTTCGGAAAGTGAGCTCGTGAATGCCCTGAACGAGCTCGGCGCCACGCGGCATGACTACGACATGCTCATGGAAAGCGCCACGTTCGAGGAAGTTGACGCCTATTACAACCCCGGCACTGATGAAATTTCCCCGGACTACATCCTTGAAGCCATCGTCGTTGACAAGTTCAGCAAGACAGAGCGCCGCATGGCCGCTGTGGTGCGTGTCCTGAACCGACACCTCGCCGGGAAGGAAATCACAGCACTGGACGCCATTGTGGGCAAGCCCCGCAAGCGTGGGAGCTTCGCCTATGTCACGGTGCAGCTTCCGTTCTCCGACGGACAGGTGGTATCCGTGATTTTCCATGCGCCCGAAGGCGACCGGAAGAAAATCACCCCGTCCGACCGCATAGTGGCCTTCCAATGGCTGCTGAACAAAAGGGACATTACGCAGGTTGTGGCCCCGGAGGACGGTTCCGAAGTGTCCCTTGAATCCATCGGCAAGCGGATCACCCAGTTGGTTGTGAAAAACAGTGCCCGCTTTGAGCGCACCCAGAAGGAAGCCGCTGCGGAGCGCAAGGCGTTGGATGAAGCCCGCGAAGCTGTGAAGAACGCCGAGGACAAGCAGCGCGAACTCATGGACGGGGTGGCGCAGGCATCCAAGGATGCTGAAACGGTGACGGCGCAGCTTTCCAATACTCTGGCCTTGCTGGAAAAGCAGAAAACCATCAACGCCGAGCTGCAGGCCAAGCTCGACGCCATGCGCAAGGCTCGGCCCCAGGGCGGGGGCAAGCCTGCCGGAACCTCCGGCGAGGGAGCAGGGAGAAATGGCGCAGGCGTGGAATCCGGTTCCGTCGGTGCGCCTGACGGCGCAACCGTCAGCAGTTATGTCAAGGATGGCGGTGTCTGGAAGATGCGCCTGAAGGACGGCAAGCTCATCGACCTCCCCATCACAACGCAGGAATCTGCAGAAGCCCAGTGGCGGTTTATCCACGAAAGAGGCAATGCCGACCCCTCCGAACCTGTTGTCCTGGATGTACCCCTGTCGCTCCCGAAGACTGAATATCGGCCCGAAGAAATGCGCGTCGCCCATGTGCGCGACAAGGGAAAAGACTGGTATCTCGTCCAGACCTGGCGCAACGACGGCGAATGGGTCACACAAAAGGAGCATACCTCCGCCCAGACTGCCATGGACGATGCCCAGGGTTGGTATCCAGCCCCCCAAGAGCCGGAAGGAGGAAACACCGGCGCCAACACGGCGACGCCGGTGTTTGCCACCACCCTCAATGACATTGTTGCCGGCAAGTATGACGATGACACCGACAAGGTGGACAGGCTGTTGGACGAAGCCGCAGGCCAGGCAGAAGCCGCAGGGCGCTTTGAAGAGTTTGAGGCCTTGTTCAATCGGGCTGCAGACCACCTGACAGAACTGCTCAAGAAAAAGCAGGGGGCGATGTGATGGCGCTGTCATTCAAGGAAAAACGTGCGCTGCAGCAGGAAATTCAAACCTGTTTCGCCTCGCTGGAAAACGGCCCGGACTTCAAGACCAAGCGCAGCCTTCAGAAGCAGCTTGCCGACGCTTTCGCCAAGCTGGAAGGCAAAGTGGCAGGGGCGTTCAAGTCGCTCTATGAGCAGCTTGTGGCCGGAGAATTTCTCAAAGAACCCGTGGTGCGGTTCGTGAGCATTTTGGAGCGCGTTGCCAAGGAGATCGGGGGGGACATCAAGGCCCTGCATGAGCCCGTCATTGCCTATCTGGCCGCGCACCGCTCGGAAGATGGCGTGTATGAAAACGCCGGTATCCCGCAGGATGCCGTCACCATCCTGGCCGAAGACGGGGATTTGAAAAGGCGGATCAGCGCAGTGCGGCGCAGGCCAAAGGAATCCGGCGCCGGAGACGACATTCTGATAGACATCGACAAAGAGTTCGAATCGCCGGACACTTTCCGCGAAATCGTCCGCGCCATCGACGATGCGCGCTCCGTGGACACGGTGATTCTCAAGGTCAATTCGCACGGCGGCCGCACGGATTCAGCCCAAGCCGTATATGTGGCTCTGCTCGCCACCAAGGCAAACACCATAGCCCAAGTCATCACCGCTTACTCGTCCGGCTCTCTTGTCACGATGCCATGCGACGAAATTCAGACCACCCCCAACTGCACCATGATGATCCACAACGCCAGCGCCTTTTCATGGGGCAAGGTCGGGGACATGAAAACGCAGTCCACTTTCCTGGAAGAGCATTTCAAAAAATGGTTTGGCGAGCTCTACGCCGGTTTCCTGACGCAAGAGGAAATAGCGGACGTGTTCAAGGGGCAGGACATCTGGCTGCGCGAGGAGCAAATCAGGGAGAGACTGGCCCGCTGGACGCCCATCCGCCGCCGCAAGGCCCAAGGCCGGGGCGACAAGCCGGAGGCGTAATATGCCCCTTTCGTGGACGCCTGAACAAATTGCAGAGGAGATCCGCAGGCAGACAACGCTTGACGGGCTGATCGGCGTTATCGGCTCATGTTTTGGGCAAGATGGGGAAATACTACGCCATGCCGCTGATGACCTGGATTTTCTGGCCGATGTCCTGGCCCGCGATGCGCGGGGGGAACAGATAGCCGCAGAGGAATTGTATGAATTTTCGGAACGTGCCCGACTGCCTCACCCAGACGTCGTAGAAGCCATTTTCAACACTGATGACCTCAAGGCCGTGCGTTCGCGGCTACAGGCTGCAGGACAAAATGTGGATGTGGACGCAGCCCTGCGTGAACAGGGCAACGATTTTATTGCGCAAAGGCTGCCGTTAATACCCGAAAAGGCCAAGGAGCTATTGCCAAAACTGAAACGCTTGGCAGAGCTCGAAAAGACCGCTCGCAAAAGCGTAGATGAATCCTTTGCTGGAGGGTTGTTTAATGCGGCGTGGGATGCCGCGCACGGGGATCAGCGCTACAAAGAAGCGTTGGGTCTTCCTGGTTCTACGTCGGCACAGTGGCAAAAGAGACATAAGGCGCTTAGGAAAATCCGAAAAGAATACGAAGCCAAACTGCTCACGGAAGGCGAAAAAGAACTTCCGATATATGAAGAGCTCAACGCCCTGCGCGAAAATGCAAACGATGCGCAAGAGGCAATACTGACAGATACCATTACAGCGCTTAAGGATGCCTCCATCGTCACCGACGAAATAGCAAAAGAGTGGGCCAGCAACGCCGTATTCTTTAATGACAATGCCCTCAACAAGCTCAAAAAACTTGGTTTTACCGAAGAGAGCATCCGGCAGGACATGGCCCAGATTTACCAGCTTGTCGGCGGCAAGTTAGGGCCTGTGGAATTTTGTCTCCAACGTGGCGGCAACCGTGCTTTTGCAAGCGGGCGCTTTCAAGTTTTCGTGCAAGGAGACTTCAACAAAACAACGCTCTTTCACGAAATAGGCCACCTTGTAGAAAATTGGGATAAAGCCTCACAGCGCGCCTGTCACCAATTCATTCGTCACAGAGCCACAGGGCCGGCCAAGCCTCTGCGCGAACTGGCACATGCTGGCTATGGAAGCAATGAGGTCGCGTTCCCCGATTCCTTCATCGATCCCTATGTGGGCAAGGTCTATGAGGGCGGCTCTTCGGAGGTGTTCTCCATGGGCTTTCAGGCATTCGCCAGCCCAAAGCTGCTTGCCGAGCTTGCCGCAACGGATCCGGAACACTTCAAGTTGGTACTTGCTATTTGCCGACGGAAGAACCCGGATATTGCCGTCGTCGCGCAGAAGTACACGGCCGTCGCTCAAAAGAAGGCCGCAGAGCGGGCCGACGCCAAGGCCGCACTGGATGCTTGGCGCAAGGCTCTTGGAAAGGCCGCAAATACGGCGCTGTTCGAGGCTCTATCGCAGCCGACGGGTTTTGCCGGCTTCAAGATTGACCGTTTCGGCTCCCAGTATGGTTTATGCTACTGGGGAAAGATTGGGGATTATTATTCGAGCCTATCTGTCAGTGATGAAGAACAGGAACACTGGATACGCATGATACAAATTGCGCCAAAAACAGAAGTCCTGCGCAAGGCATATATGCTTATTGCCAACGCAAAACGGCTGCTTCCGGTGCAGTATGATGACGTAAAAAAGGCCGCTGATGCGCTTTTCCCGGCGCTTATTAAACCGCCGCAGTGGTTTGTCGATGATCCTAAACCGCTTCCAAAGGTCGTATAATGAAGACATACGAGTTTCGCATTGGGATGCGAGAGGGCTGCAGGGGTGTCGATACGCCCGTGCTCCAATGGGATGCTCAAGGCATCGACGCCTTCACAAGCGGCACCGCCGTCCTTCTCATGGAAGTCGAGGCATGGGACGAAATCCCTGACAGCGAGCCCTATGTGTCCAAAGGCGGCGAAGACGCCCTATATCAGTTTTTTATCGACTGGTTGAGCGAAAGCCTCGACATGCGCGGAAAGCCCATTGACGGATCGCGTTTTTCACCCCGCCAGCTCTATGAAGCATTATCAAGGGGCTGGCAGTACGGGTTTGCCGTTGACGGGGAAGTTCCGCAGGGGCCCGAAGGCGGGGATATCGTTGAGCCCGGCCTGGACAGTTACGAAAGCGCAACGGCTGCACTCAAGAATATACAGGGAGAATCATCCATGCACGGGATTCTGGAACGAACCTCCACGCCGAATATCGAAAGCGAAGTCCGCGCCGCCTCCACATTCTCGGAGTTGAAAAACATCCTGCTCCGCGCCTTTGGGGCCGTGCTCCCACCCCAGGCCGACGAATACAAGGATGAAAATTCGGATTATGGCCTGAAGGTTCGCGGCGTGAAGGCCCGCGAACGCATCAACGCGCAGTGCCGCGACATCCTGGAGCGCGTGAATGGCGACCCTGCGGCGTTGACAGAGGCGGATAAGGAGGTGCTGCGCCAGTACAGCGGGCGGGGCGGCACATCCGACAACTCGCAATATGAATACTACACCCCCAAGCATGTGGCAGAAGGGGCATGGGACGCCATGAAGGCCAACGGGTTTGTGAACGGCAACGTGCTTGACCCGTGCTGCGGCGCTGGCATTTTTTCCGGCACAAAGCCCGCCGGGGTTGTCGTTTCCGGCAACGATATTGATCCCGTGGGCTCCGGCGTCGCCGCGTTGCTGAACCCCGGTGACGCCATTTCCACACGTTCGTTTGAAGACGTGGTTATGAACACGGAAGACGACACGTTTGATTCCGCTATCGGCAATGTGCCTTTCGGCAACGCCCGCGGCGCATCCATGCACCTGGATCCGGCCTACAAGAACGAGAAGAGCATCGAACGCTATTTCCTTTTGCGTGCGCTCGACAAGATTCGCCCCGGAGGCCTCGCCGTTTTCGTCTGCCCGGTGAACATTGTTGGCGCACGCGGGGGCAAATGGTCGCAGTTCCGCATTGCCCTTTCCAAAAAGGCTGAATTTCTGGGGGCGCATAAGCTCCCCTCCAAAACATTTGCTGCCCAAGGCACAAACACCGTTGTAGATGTGGTTGTGCTGCGCAAGCATGGGCGTGATCTGCTCAACCGCTTGAAGGCCGATGAAATTCCTTTGGATACGCTCAAGGAAGCCAATGTGGTCTGGGAGGAGTTCATCAGCGGGAAATACTGGCAGGGTGAGGGGCGCAAGTTCATCATGGGGCGCTATGTGCCAAGGGTTCCGGGCGACCGTTTCAGCCGTGAAATTGTGGATGGCGACATCGACGACATGAGCCTCAAGCGCAACCTGGCCCGCAGGTTTCAGAGCCGCATCAACTGGGACATCCTGAATGCGGCAGAACCTATCCTTCGGGCATACCAAGAGGGCGACCGACGCTCCATTGACGGGGAAGCCTACGAGCTCCGCAATGGCGAATGGGTGAAAGTCGAAACTGTTTCCAAGGTTACAGACATCGACCCTGCCAAGTTCGGCGTTTCCAGCGTGGAAGAGCTGGGCGCACTGCTCAATGATCCCGCCGGCGCGCTGCGTCTCTCTCTGGACAATGCCTTTGCCGCCTTCAAGGCCTACCCTGAATTGTTGAGCCAGCAGCAGAAAAACGCCGTCGAATTTGCCATGTCCCAGTCACGCGACGATATGCGCGAGCAGGCCTACCGCGGCTCCATTCTTGGCGCCATGCTGGTGAAGCTGGGCGCGGATGAACAGGGCGGCGAAGACGTTGACGCTCGACGGAAGGCCCTGCAGGAAGCCATCACCAGCGAAATTGAGCGGTTCGGCCATCCGGCCAATAACCCCAAGCTGTCACTCACCGGCACGTCTTCGCGCGCCTTTGGCGTGTTTATGAACGCCGTGGACACCAAGGGCAACTTCTCGGATCTGCTGGCCGGCAAGCTGGATAAAACAAGCGCCAGGGGTTATGTGGAAGACAATGTGGCCGACATTGTGAGTTATTTGCAACGCAGCAAGGGCGATCAGGTTGAATTGGAAGACGTGCAGGCCCTTTACAAGGGCACGGCCACAATAGGAAATCTGGGCGACCTTGCAGGCATAGAGGGAGTGTCCATCACCGCCGAGGGAATGTTGCAGCCCGCGAGCCTGTATTGTGCAGGCGATGTGGTTGGCAAAATGGCATCTCTTACCGAAGCCATCGCCCAGACGGACGATGCGCGCCTCAAGACGCAGTTCCGTAAACAGATTGACGAGATGAATCGCAAGATTCAGCGCGTGGGAACGGAAGACATCACGTTCGGACTGCAGAACAAGTGGTTCAGCAAGCAGTATATCCTCGACTTCCTCCACGACAACGGCTACCCAAACGCCGTATTCGGTGAATATCGGGAAGTGGACTATCAGGAGGACGACGGCACCGTCACAAAGAAAGAGCAGTTTGTCGAAGATTTGCAGTCCCAGGATGGCAAGTTCTTCATTTATGGCGTAGGCAGTTGGCACAGAAAGCCGGAGAAGTTTGTCGCCCAGTTCGAAAAATACCTGAACGGCGAAAACATCACCTCCAATGAGCAGGAGCGCATTGCCGAGTACAAGGACGAAGCCCGGCGCATTGAGGGCGCATTTGACGCCTGGATGAAGCAGCACCTCGACATTGATGAGCTTACCGAGCAGTACAACCTGAAATTCAACGGTTGGGTGCCGGTGGAGTATGATACCGGCCCGCTGGATATTGACGACATCGTATCCGGCAACATCACGCCGCATACCTACCAGTGTGCCGAGGTGCGCCGCCTGTCCGAACAGGGTGCCGGCATCTGCGGTTTCGGCACGGGGCTGGGCAAGTCCTTCACGGCCCTGGCCATGGCCGGCTACAATTTCAAGCACGGGCGCGCCAAGCGCACCTGCATCGTGGTACCTTCCTCCGTTCTGGAAAATTGGTATCACGAGGCGCGCGTTTTCTATAACGAAGGCTACATGCGCTCCAACGTGCTTTTTGTGGGCCTTGAGCCCGTCATAGACAAGAACGGCAATGTGGAGCGACGCGCCATTCTGGACGAAAACGGCCAGCCCAAGACCGGCAAGGACGGACAGCCCATCATGCAGGATGTGGTGCGCTTCGCCAAGGGCAAGGAAGATGTCTATGAGGCCATGTGGAAAATTCCGCAGTCCAACTATTCCCTTGTCGTTATGACCAAGGAGAAGTTTGAGAGCATCCCCATCAAGCCCGAAACCATGCGCGAGTACACCAACGAAATGGTGTCCCGCCACCTGATGAGTGAAAAAGAGGCTGACGCGCTGGAAAGCAAGGGCGCCAAAAAGCGCCGCTCCTATCAAGATGACGTGAAACAAATCCGGCTGGAAGGGGAGTACAGCAATGCCGGTTCCGCCAAGAAGGGCGAGTTGCCGTATCTTGAAGACATGGGCTTCGATTCCATCATCACGGATGAAAGCCATTTCTTCAAGAACTCCCTGAAGGGCGGCAAACGCACACAGGGGATTACCTATGTGCCCAATCCTGTCCCCTCCAATATCGCCATCGACATGTCAATCAAGACAGCCTGGCTGCGGCGCAAAAACGGAGGGCGCGGCGTGTACGGCCTCACAGCAACGCCTGTGACAAACAGCCCCATTGAGATATTCAACATGCTCAATCTTGTCTGCCCCAAGGAGGAGTTTGAGGCAAAGAACATCTACACTGTGGATGACTTTGTGCGCTTCTTCGGCGACATCCAGCAGAAGCCGCGCGCTACGGTATCCACCGAGATAAAGTGGTCTGATACCCTGGTAGGTTTCAAGAATCTTTCCGGCCTGCGCGGCATGTTCAGCAAGTACGTCAACATCAAGACAGTCAAGGATGTGGATGACGAAATCCATGTTCCCAGCGCGGTTGACGTGGAAGAGCAGGTGGAGATGACGACCGAGCAGGCAGAGGCCTACGAGGGGTTGCGCAAGCAGGCTGCGGCCGCCACCAAGACGCGCACGGGGAAAAAGGGGGAGGCGAGCATCTTCTCCATCATGCGGAACATGGATCGTTGCACCACGGACATGGATCTTTTCAAGCGTCAGATGACGTTTGTTTTCTCCGATGTGCATAAGGACAAGATGCAGGCCTTTGTGCCGAAACTTCCCACGCAGTTCACGGTGCAGGAAACGGACGAGGACACGGGCGAAAAGTACCCCGTGACCTATGACTTTGAGCCGCAACTTGTGGATAACGGCGCCGGCACGTTCTCGCTCATTGTGCATGAGCAGCATGAGGAAGCCGTGCTGCGCGCCCTGCGCGAGTTCGGTATTGACGAGAGCGAGACAACGCACCCCCTCACACCGAAGTATGCCAAGCTCATTGAGAACCTGAAAAAGCATCTGGATGTCGGTGGCAAGCAGATCGTTTTCACCGAAGAAAAGTCACAGCACCAGAAACTCAAGCGCATTCTGGTGCATAACCTCCCCATTGTTGACGCACAGGTTGCCATCATCAATGCGGAGGATGCCTCCGGCGACAAGCTGGACAAAATCTCGAAGGCCTACAATTCCGGCTCGGTCAAAATCGTCATCGCCAATAAAAAGGCGGAGGTGGGCGTTAACCTGCAGAAGGGCACCACAGCCATCCACCACCTGACCCTGCCGTGGACGCCGGCCAGCATTGACCAGCGGAACGGTCGCGGCGTTCGCCAGGGCAATACGGTTGAGTCTGTGGACGTGTACTACTACGAGGGCAAGGGCACGTTTGACGCCTACCGGAAACAGCTTCTGCAGGCAAAGGCAGGCTGGATCGGAGCGTTGCTCACCGGCAAGGATGCCCGTGCCGAAAACGCTGACGTGTCCACCAACGAAGAGATGCTTGCCGTGCTCACCGGGACGCTTGACGAATACCGTGCTCACAAGGCCGAAGAGGAAAAGCGCCGGGCGAACGCCGCGCGGGATTTGCTTGTCAACCGCTTGCGCCAACTGGCATCCATTCAAACGGCACTTTCCACGCTCGATGAGCGGCGTCAGCGCGCCCAGAATGCCGCAGACGCAGAGGTGCAGAATCAGGAAGCCCGTGTGCGTCGTTACGAGGCCCAGGGCATGGAAGAATCGGCCCTCAAAAAGGCCAGGCAGACCCTCGAAAAGCTCAAGGCCAAAGCTGCGGGCATCAATGCCAAGTATGACACCGAGCGGCAGAAGAGCGAGGCGCAGCGCAAAATGATCACCGGCATCCTCCGGCAGGCTGAAAAGCAGGGCGATCTGCCTTTTGACGCGGCTCTGATAGACCACCCGGAAAACTGCCTTGTCACTCTCGACAGCGGAATGTACGCCGTCGGGGAATTTCTGGAATTTCCCGAAGACAACGACAACCCCTACGCCTATCACCGCCGCCCGGTCGGCGTGTACCGCATCACCGGCGTCCGGCAGGATACGCGCATGCTGGAACTGGAAGGCGTCATGCGTGACGACAGACAAACCATCGACACCGTGAAGCTGTCCAGCTACGCCAAGAAGGTCAGTTATTCGGCCAGCGAAATTGCTCTGAAACGCCTTCTGACCGGCAATATGCCGTATCATAAGCTGGCGACATCCGGGCTCACCCGGCAGCAATTCGAGGAAAACCGGGAAAACGCATCCATCAACACCGTGGGCGGTGCATTTGTGCAGGATCGCAGTGGGGCAATGCTGCTTGTCACCCGCGACGTGCCGGAGAATATGCATCTGGTGTGGCCGGAGCCGCAGGACGCGGACTTCCGCAAGCAAGCCATGCAGGCATACTTGAAGGCCAGGCGTAACGGACTTCCACGTTATTCCGTGGATGTGGTGATGGAGACTCTTTTTGGCAGGGACTTTGAGGAAGAGGCTGCCTCTTACGGAAACAATGCCACGGAAACCGAAGCGCGCGAAGTTCTTGCCCAGGCGTGGGTCAGCAGCACGGCGCGGTTCAATGACAGACCGCCTTCATTCTTCGTGGACTTCTGGAATGACGTGTACCGCACATTCAATGACGAGCTGGTGCGGGCTATTGGTGAACACGGCTATGACAACATTGACATGTTCAACGGGCTTGTGCCTCCCTTCCTTGACGAAAAGCGCGACGAAGCCATCCGCCGAAATGAAGAGGCCTTGCAGGAGGCCAAGCGCAAGGCAGATGAGGCTCTGCGCAACCACCCGGATTTCAAGGAAGTGCCCAGCGACATGCGCGATAAATTCCGTGCGCTCGGCATTGATATTCTGTATAATACAACTGACACAACGCTATCCTTCCGCAACAGAGCGCAAACTATTCCTGCTTTCTCTCGCCTCTTTATGTATGACAGCAGGGGCATGGGCGGAAGTCTCTATAGGATGAAAGAAATACTCAAGAGCCGCTACGGAGCACAATTCACCAAGGCATGGAGTGAGCATGGCGGTGCGTGGTGGCATGTCCAGGCCAGCGTTAACCTCAACGACCTGTACGAATTACTGGCATAACGGAGAAGAACCATGTCGCTGATATTTTACAAGCCGAGCATTGAAGAGCTTGCACCCCTGAAGGACGAGGCCACAAAGAACGGTCAGGTCTCCGAGGCTGAATGGTTGCAGAAAATGTCCGACACTATCGCCGGGCTTATCCGTAATGACCCGCGCAGATACCGTGCTTATGGCCCCTACTGGTGGACGCTCAAGCGCATCCTCATAGACCGCGGCCATACGGAGTTTGGCGACAGTCTGGACGCGGAATGGCTGGAATATGTGGACTATGGCAACCCCGTCTGGAATCTGTTGGCCTGCTGGGTCTATGGGGAGGTGGCCATGGATGGTGGGCTGATGTATTCCAACCACCATGTGATCACCTTTGTGCCGGAATCCGAGGATGACGGAGAGGCAGACGACCGTGAATACACCCTTGTCGATGACGAGGTCGAATCTCTGGCAATCGGGTAGCAGCCATGCGCACAAACAAGAGGACGCGACAGGAGAGGCAGCGTGTCGATGGTGTTCTGTTCGGCATCCCGTCTCCCGCAAGCATTGTGACCGCCAGCGATACGGGTAATACGTCGCTTGAGGCGATGTACCCCGGCTGGGCCAGCGTGGGGCAACGTGAAGCCGTCATGGTCGGACTGCCCGCCACCGGCGCCGCGTATTTCGCAGGCGGTGCAGGTGCGAATACGGTCGAAAATGCCTGGGCAAGCCTTTTGGGTGTCGCTTCCGGCGGGGATGAAGTTCCCCTGAAGCATGTCCTGCCGGAGGAGCGGTCTGCCCGATACGCAGTGCTGCGCCTCATGGCGAAAGATCCCACCATTGATTCGGCCATCAAGATGCACATCTCGAATGCATTGAGTTCCAAGTCGGACACGGTTGAAAGCGTGTATATCAAGCCGGCCGACGCTGACGGCAAGCCGAACAAGATTGTTGATGACCTGCGCGCCACACTCATGCCCATCATCAAAAAGGATGCGAACGAATGGGCCAGGAAGGCGGCCGTGTACGGCTCATGCTTCGGGCGCGTCTATGGCAAGCAGGGCGTGGGCATCCAGAGTGTGCGATGCGATTTCCATACCCATCCGCGCTTCATCCAAAAATTTGAAAAGGGCGGGCGGTTGGCCGGCTATACGGCCACCTATCAGGGAGCAAGCTCCTATGCGCGCCAGTTGCGGCTTCTTCCGCCGTGGACATTTGTCGGGTTTGAGATTCCCGAATGGTGGGATTCGGAGAACATAGAGCCAATCAATGTGGGCGGCATCCCCGTTGACCTGTCCGTGGAAGACCCGGCTATTGAAGGACTGGTAGAATCGCAGGAATACGGCACGTCGCTGATTGCCACCGCTTACGGGCCGTGGATGGATTTGCTTGATGCCATCTGCTCCCTCAAAATGTCCCGACGCAATGCGGCCCGGCTGGAGCGCATCATTGGGGTGAACACGGGAAAGCTCGACCCGGAGCGCGCGGCTCGGTATCTGGATCAGATTGCGGAGCGCGTGACAAACGCCTCGAACGATATTCAGACGCAATCCTATCTGCATGGTACCGTGCAGACGGTGGTCAACCACATTCTGCCCAATTTCACAGACAAGGGCGGCATTCAGGTTGAGGCTGTGCAGGGTTCGCCTGACATAAATGGCTTGGAGGACGTGCTCTTCCAGGTGAAGCGTCTTGGTGGCGCCATAGGTGTTGATCCCTCACTTCTGGGCTTTGGCGACTTCCTTTCCGGCGGGCTTGGGGACGGCGGCTATTTTCGCATGTCCATCATGGCCGCCGTAAAGGCCGACCTGCTGCGAAAGGCCATCAAAAACGGCATTCATCGTCTCTGTGAAATTCACGTCGCCTACAAGTACGGCAAGGTTTTCCTGCCAGATGAATGCCCGTGGGAAATTGGCTTCAACAGCGTCAGCACGGCCATTGAGCGTGAGGAGCAGGAATCGCTGGAGGCCCGGACGAACGCCATTGGCGGCATTATCGGATCTTTCGGCGTGATAGATCAGGAATTTTCCATCGCGGACAAACGCGAGTTGGCGCGCGAGGTATGGAAGATGCTGCGCTTGGATGAAGACGCCTTTGAGCGGGTATTCCCCAAGGAAAAGGCGAAAGCAGCGGAGGAAGCTGCCGCAGCCCTCGCCGCCGGAGATGGCGGTGGAGAGGGTGAGGAATTTTAGGAGGCCATGGCCATGAGCGAACTTATCAAATGCTCCTTTTCCCTGCTGGACACCCGGCGCAAGTACACCGGCCGGCATCGGCAGTACATGATCGACAATGCCCGCGGCATCTGCTACTCGCCCGCCACGCGGGAGAGGATACAGAACCGCGAAGCCCTTGGGTTCTATGGACACGGGCGAAGGATTCTGTGCCGCAAAATGGACATCGAGGAAGTGGATGTGATTACGTTGCCAGACGGCCAGCAGGCCATGGTCAGCAACGTGCCAAGCAATGTCACGACGAAATTTGATGTCGCGGAAGACGGCACCGTGAGCCATTCCCAAGAGATTCTCGATACCGAGACGGGGAGAATTGTCTCCGGGCTCAACGCCTCGAAAGTCGGAGGCTTTTCGTGGGCCTGCCCAGGTAAGGACGGCGGCACAAAGCGTCCGACTTTGCTCACAGGGTTCAGTGGTTTCGATTATGTGTTGTCGCCTGGCTTTTCCGCAAACCGCGGCTATGTGCTCGAATCAGCCCGCGGCGACATGGTGCTTGAGAGCGTCGCAGCAATCGTCGGAAACGACAAGCGGGCAGAGCAGCTTGTGGCAGGCTGGCGTTTGGAGCTGCATGACCACATGGATGAACTGGAAGATGCCGTATTCGAGAGCCAGCGCCGATACTTCGAACTGGAAGGCCGGCATCGGGCGTTGGAGAATAATCTGGACACAGTGAAAGCGGAGGCGGAGGCGGCGCGCAACGCCCTGGCCGAGGAGAAGGAGAAATTCGCGCATGTTCTCGGCAGGATTGCCGACAGCCTGCCGTTCTTCATCCCCGAAAACGTCATGCACGAGATGTTGAATGGCGACTTCACGCGCGCGCAGGCCGTATTCGAAAGCGCCGCGTTGGTGGATTACTCCCAGTACCCCCTTGGGGGGAGACGCAGGGACGCCACCGCACCCGCAACGCCTGCAGCCAGCCACCAGGAGCCGGAATATGGCACCGCCTCCTACGGCTTTGAACTCAACCTGTGAGACAGGCCAATCGGCATGATGCATAAAGGCCGCGAATCCCGCGGCCTTTCCTGTTTTTTTGAATTTGAGCACTACCTCCAGCGCAAGGGTAAGAGATTTTCAACATCGTGCAGGAAGGCGAACAATCCGCGAGCCATCTCGAAATCGGGGCGAATTTCCAAGGGCCTCGGAACGACATTCAACAGCCAGTCGTGGATGATGGAGCTGGTGTTCCATCTGGTGGTGCCGAAACGGTCGTCATCCAACAATGCAGCCCCCTCGACTGCCAGATCCCGAAGAGTGCGATCTGTCTGTGCGCGGAGGGCTTCAACCTTTTCGAGGAAGCGAACAAATTTTTCTCTGTTTGTGTCAGGCTTCGGCATCGATAAGGCTTCCGGCTGGGGCAGCGCCTTTTGCTTAGGTTCAATATCCAGCCGCACCAGATAGGCCACAGCTTCGGCAAGACGGCACTGCGGAAGCTGGCAGTAGCGGGCAATGCGGAAGTGGTTGTTGAAGCGGCTCCAGATTTGGGGATATAAGCCGCGCCCCTTGCGCTGTGCTTCGGGCAGGGACTCCACCTTGGCCTTGACGATGTTCTGCAACGTGCATTGCTGCTCCGGCGTCAAAGGCGCGTCGGAAGAGGGCAGAGTGGACGGCGCCGTAATGGGGCGTTCGGCGCGGCCCTTCGTCCAGTAGTCCCACAGGGCGTCGTCGCACTCACGCTGGTACAACTCAATGCGCGGGCGAAGTTCGGGCTTGACCTTGCGAGGATTGATGGATGCGAGGAAGGCAGGCAGTTTTCGGACGGGCAGGCAGGTTGTCTCCTGTTCGCCACCTTCGGAAGGTGTGGCGATTATCACCACCCCCCAACGTTCCTTGCTGGCGCGTAGCTTTGTGGCTTGTGCCCGCCAATCCATGCCCATATTCTCAATGATAGGCTTAACGGGCGCGAATGGCTCGCCGTGATAGTCAATGCAGAAAATCATGTCGCCGTGAAATTGGACGGGGGAAAGCTGGCACAT